AAATGTCCTCTATAGGAATACCTTCGTTTACCATAGTACATATACTATCTTTTTTATCAAACATATTTACATGGTCGTAATGAAATCTCTCACCGATGTTTTTCTGAATTGCGTTACAAATCACACATATCATCGGTCTATATTGTTTTACGAGTGTCCACGTCGCATCACGCTCCTCTGCGTATGTAAACCAGCACGTATCACACATCTCTTGTCCACGCCATATCCTGTGAGTATTGACATGTACACCTAATAACGGTTTTTGGCACTCGTTGCATGGTTTGGTCAAGGCATTTAGATGATCTATATAGTCGGGTATGTACATATCTCGGTCTAACCATTCCACAATAGGAATGTCATGGTACAATGTTTTACACATATTTGGGGTTATCTCTAGCATAACACTTAATGTATTACAGTAGTCCTCTATGGTGTTCTCAGATAAACAATTTTGCGATAGAATATACCGCTTGATTTTGTATTTTAGTTTGTTCTGCTTATCTATATTCACGGCGCAAATAGTACTGGTTACGCCGTGACCTAGTACATGACATTGTTTGCACACTTTCCTAGATTTATCTTTGGGTGTTTTGCTCAATAATTCTTCTAACAACGGATTTCCTTGACGACGATTTGGTTCTTTTTGTAGTAAGTTAAGCATGTCCAATATCTCTTTCTTATTTTTGGTACTAACACCTTTTATACCCAGTTCTTTACACTTGGCGAGAAGCTCTTGTTTATTCATCTTTTTATCTTGACAAAGAGAAACATTCATTGATCAATTTTATACATTACTTTATAAAATTGATGTATGTTTAAAATTAGTTTAATAATAACACTATCACTAATATAGAATGATGTACACAAGCTTCAAAGTTGAACCGAACGAAAAAAATCAAGACTTTGCGAAAGTATTTACCCATGGTGAGAATACATGGATGATTATCATAGACGGACATGGCAGACACCACGTTCCACTTCCACCAAATACACCAGATTTAGTTACTTGGATGAAAACGTTGGATTGGTGTAAGATTATAGACGATTGTACTCTAACTACTCATCTAAAGCTGGATCCTGTCCAACATATCGTAAAATTAATTGAACACCAATTTGTATCTACGGCAGGAATTGGAGCAACGATCAGTATTGCATGTGTTTCGCCTATAGACATACAAATCTGGTGGCGTGGAGACAGCATAATTAAATTATATGAAGACGGGTTTGCGGTTGCGTCTACACATAACTATTCCGTACTGGATGCGTGTGAAAAGGAACGTTTGATCTCGCAAGGCATTTCCTATACTCTTCAAGAAAGTCACCAGATCAAAACATTGAATGATCACGAAATGACCATGGTATATAATCCTTATTGTATATTTAGTCCAAAGACGTGTTCCACCATAAAAGACAAAATATCCATTACACAAGTACTCGGACACGACAACGTATGTGGAGAATGTGAGAATTCTATTTCATACACCTTTCTAAAAGATAAACAATATAAAGTAGTAGGCGGTTCAGATGGTCTATGGGATGTCATGAGTGACACAAACGCAGACCGCAAGTGGTTAAGTTCGTCCGCAACAGATGCTCCACAATTGGTAGGGAAGGCACTAGAACGATGGCAACAGCCTTGGGTGTATATATGGAAAGAGACCATAACCAACGATGGTGTGGTCATGTCGGATCGTGACGATATTTGTGCTGCTACCATTCACAAGTAAACTACACGTATGGAATATATTTCATGACACTGGTATCATATACCGTTACTTTAAATACATCATTGTATCCTTCTACATAGACGTTATCTCCATTATATAAATTATCGCAACCATATTCATTTGTACAACTTTTTCCTTTGTACGTAATCGGCAACTTTATCATACCGTTAGAATCTTTCATTGTATAAAAGTTCCACTTGTCTCTAGATACCATCAATGGTCTTCCTATGAGTGGAAGTATCATTTCAGGTCCATCTATGCGGGTCAAAATACCTACTTGTCTATACTCGCTATCTACTGCTCTGGTAGATATATTTATTGGAATACCAACTCTATCGTCACGCAAAGGTGGCACCTTGGGATTCATTAACACATCGTTTCCTACATTTGAAAAACTAGCGGAGGGTCTAGAATATACTCCGAGAGGTTCTTGTTTTATAATTATATCTCTTGAAAAGTTTTTGTTTAAATTTAAACAAAAGGAAAGGGCTATAATCGCTATAATCAAACACAATACTAAAGTTATATTTTCAATACACAATACTCCAGGAGGACATTTTTTTACCATACTACTTATATATTAGAGTTTGGACTTTTATTTTGGTTTCATGAAACCTCCTGTTAGACTTCCAACTTTGTCTAACATTCCACCCACTTGATTTATCATACCTTCCACGCCTTTCGCACCACCCATTTGATCCAGTAAAGCAAAACTATTTTTTAATACTGGTTGTAACGTTTGTATTTGTTGTTGAAGTTTTTTTTGTCTTTTAGATAATTTTTGGGTGTCTGTACTCATTTTATTTATAGCATCGGTGCCTAACATATTTTCCAAATTTTCATATGCTTTTTCAACCGTAGCTTCTTGATCTACACCATTCGGATTGTCCAAAGAAGAGTCTTGTACCAGTTTGCTATGTTTACGTCCAGATCCTTTTCCACCGAAACCTTCTTTGTTCTTGTGTTTTTGTGTTTTATTGATTACCACAACCAGATTGGTAAGAAGCATTGTTACTAATAACACAATGATCATGTTTTTACTAAAATAGGTTGTTAAAAACCCTACAACAACAAAAAAGGCTACGGAGTCTACATCTCGGATCATTACATATCCTAATAAATTCACCACAGCCATAAAAGCGACTACTCTTAACACATTCTGGTCTTTTAATAATGATTTTACATTTACAGCCATTATATATATATTAATAAGAGAGAAAATTGAAATGGATATATTACTGTTATTTTAGCCAATACCAAAATACAACCTATCTATGGAGACTTCTAAATACAGCCTTGCTATTTGCGAATTGTTCAATCCCTTTATACATGGCATTACAAAGAATAGTTCTCCCGATGTAAACGGACATTACTTGATCCATTCTACCTTCACAATAGACGAATTTATAGAAAATGAATGGATTGATCTGTTGGATATCATGAAACATCAGTATACATCTTATCCAAAGCATTTTAAGAAGCACAATTTAATCCGCAACTATAAAAAATGTATTACAGACACCAACTATTTTAGACTTAATATTGTTGAAGTAAAAGAGTTGAAAGGTGGCGAAATGGTTTGCTTTATTAAAACCAATGGTTTAATACGTTTTCAAAAACAGGTTAAACGTGTTATTTCAGAAAAATAGAATTATTAATATTTTACTTTGTTGAACGTCTACTATTATTTTTTTTCCCTTTGCTACTTCTTTTACGACTGCTACGCTTAGCAGAATATGACCTACTACTTTTTTTTTTATATTTATAACCACCACCCATTCCAGGCGGATCAGGAGTACTATTAAGATTTCTGGTTGGACTAAACATTGATGGTTGTTGTTGTGGAATTCGTCCAATACCACTGCGATTGACCGGCTGCCTAGTTAATATTTGTTGACCAGACGGAGGAACTTGTTGTGGTGTACCGGATGCTGATCCTTGATCAGACGGAAGAACTGCTTGTGGAGTAGGTATGACAGACACTGGAGATAATGTGCCTATCGCAGTAGTTAGTGCTTGAGTTGCATCAGCTAAATCACTAGGATCATTACTAGTATCCGCTAAATAATCCATGATTCGTTTTACATTATCTGTTTGATTGGTCTTTGCATCCTGAGTGCTAGTCAATATTCTTTGTAAATCTATTCTTGCGTCATTTAATCTCTGTTCATTGGCTCGTGATCTCTCTATGGCATCTAATGCTTGTCGTAATAGCGGTACACTTCTACTTATACGATTTTTTATTGCCTCTAGAATATCATTAGTTTTACCACCAAGATTTTGCATTTCAGTAAGTACAGTCAAAACTTGAGCTTCACTCACTGGAGTACTACTATTTGCTTGTGCCATATAACTTATCGTGAGAAAAACAATTATTCCAAATGATCAATTTCGTCTCTCAAACGATCCATATGGGTTTGTATTTCTTGTTGTTGCCATTTACTTTCATCCAATATTTCGGCAGCGTTGTCCAGAGTATTTGAAATATCGCTAATATATTTTGATATTACTTCTAATGCAACGCATTGTTCTATTTTACGTTTTTTAATAATATAATTAAATTTATAATAATCTTCAGCAACATCCATCATCCATTTATTTTCTTTGCTTATATTTTTAATTTCATTAGTTTTTTCATTTAGAAAATTATGTTTGTCTTTTAAAACTTGTCTTAAAATATAAATTTGTTTGTCTCTAGACGCTAAATCCATATATACTTATATTATTTTAAAATAATATGATTTATACTATATAAATACTATATAAATATTATATAATATAGTTATATAATAATATGGAACCTTTGTTACACGTAGACAATAGTCGTTATGTAATGTTTCCTCTTATGTATAAAGACATATGGGATATGTATAAAAAACAAGTGGATTGTTTTTGGCGTACAGAAGAAGTAGATCTATCTAAAGATGTAGCTCATTGGCAAAATCTAAATCACGATGAAAGATATTTTATTAAACATATATTAGCTTTTTTTGCAGCGAGTGATGGCATCGTGCTAGAAAATCTGGGTGTGCGTTTTATGAGTGAAGTACAAATCTCAGAAGCAAGAGCCTTTTACGGCTTTCAAATAGCTATGGAAAATATACATAGTGAAATGTATTCGTTACTTATTGATACATATGTGAGAGACACCATTGAAAAAGACCATTTGTTTCGTGCGGTAGAGAATTTCCCATGTATTAAAAAAAAAGCAGATTGGGCAATCAAATGGATACATGATGAAACGTCTACGTTTGCCAGTAGATTGATAGCGTTTGCATGTGTAGAAGGAATATTTTTTAGCGGGGCTTTTTGTAGTATATATTGGTTAAAAAAACGTGGACTCATGCCTGGGTTAACCTTTAGCAACGAACTAATAAGCCGAGACGAAGCTCTTCATACCGAGTTTGCCGTGTTGTTGTTTAACAAATTACAATACAAGCCATCAGAAGATGTTATTGTAAGCATTCTTCGTGAAGCAGTGGAAATTGAAAAAGAATTCATTTGTGAAGCATTACCATGTCGTTTGGTGTCCATGAACTCAAAATTGATGTCGCAATATATTGAATTTGTAGCAGATCGTTTGGCACAACAACTACAATGTAAAAAAATATACGGAGCAACAAATCCATTTGATTTTATGGAAATGATATCTATTGAAGGTAAAACTAATTTTTTTGAAAAACGTGTTGGTGAATATGCCCTAGCAAATACGCATCGTGACGACACGGTCTTTAATCTGGACGGTGATTTTTAAAGTTGTGAATATACATTTTTAGGGGCTTTGTGTTCTAGAAACCACACAGATTTGTTATATATAATTACCAAATAGGACGCAATATAATATATCAAAAAAGGATATACAAAAAGTCCAATAGGTATTATCCAACCTTTAAAGGTTTTCCATTTAGAATCCGTAACAAAAGAACTTTTATATATAAATGCTAGTGCAAATATTATATATAACCATCTTAATGCGTTATTCACTGTACCAAGCCACTGGTTTGCCCATTCCGCATACACCACTTTTCGGTCGTTTGTTTGAACAGATGCCATATTTTGATCCACCAAGTTAAGTAATCTAGTATTTTCACTAAGTTTAATGTCTAATAATTTATTTATTTGTTCCAAACTATTAGTTTCCGCCTCATAATTTTCATTTAATGAGGTAAGTTCATTCATAATATCTTTGTGGGATTGTTTGGCGGATTGTTGGACAACATGAGCTACATTTGTATATCGTTTCATCATGGTATCATTGTATCCTTGGGTTCCTTCTGATGCAATCAAATATTTTTTTTCAGCATCAGAAGTAACATTTGGAGCCTTTCGCTCGTTCATTTCTGCTGCCTGCCATTGTTTTCGTAATGTATCTATATTTTTCCTTTTTTGACATTCAGAATCGCAAGTTAACTGTTGTGTCAAATTGGCATAAATGGCGTCTAAACCAGAACTTGTTTTTCCAGACATACTTTGTGTATTGAAATCTAATTGGTCTAAGGTCTTGTCCAATTGTTTATTTGTATAATTTAAAGAATACTTATTTAATTGATTTTCTAATGTGGTAAATGACATAATTTCTTATAATAGAAACAGAATTAAATTATCTTGCAGATACCTTTACAAAATTGTAGGTATCCTCACTGTATGGTTTCACTACTGTATTCGTTTGTTTGAAAGGACAAGGTGTTTTTGGTACCTCTACAAAAGTCACCGAAGCACGTCCTGAAGTAAACCCCTCTAAGGAAGGGTCAATTGGTGTTTCACCACTCTGGCATTTACCCAAGTCGCTGTCATAATACATCCCTGTAGTACAACAAGCAGATCCTATACATCCTGATCCAAGCCCCATATTTTTATTTCCTATATTATTATTTCCTACATCTGCAGAATCTGGATCCCATTTCCAATCAAATTCGTCATAATTCATATTGCTTCTAGAGGTTAAATCTATGTATTGTTTTATAACCATATAACTGCCAATTACGATGATAATACCTATCAAACCGTTTGATATTTGTTGGGGTATTATGTTTTTTTTGGAAAGTATAGCTAATATTAACAACGGTATACAAAACATTATTACAAGCTTCATGAGCCCGCTTTGTGCCTTATATTTTGACGCATAATATGTGTTTATTTCAACCATACGCATTTTATTATCTTTGTTAGTGGTTAAGTAATTAAGATTTGACTTAATATTATTTAACTCGGTTTCCATGACACCCACCGTGGTAAGCTCATCTACCAAATCAATTCTAGTTTGTGCGACGGATCCGTGTGTATTGTTTAATATAGATTCTAAATCGCCGAACATAGTCATTCTCATAGTAGAGAGTTCATTTATTTTATTGACAAGCAATTCTTGCTCGTCAATCGTGCCAGTAGAAGAGGCATAGGATGCTTCCATTTTATTATATAGATCCGTTTCCTTTTTTTGTAATTCTTTGATGTTGTTTAAAATTACAAGCTGTCTATTCTCAGATTCTGTAAAAGACGTTTCTGTAGATTTTGACATGGTATATAATATTAGGTAAGATATTATACAATAATATTATCTATCTCGTTGCCTTAATTCCAGCAATAACTGCTACTACAGCAAGTGCAGTCCATCCGGTAAATTTTATATTTTGTGAAATCATTTCTAAATTTGTATCTTCTTCTGAAGCAGATACACTAATTAATTGTTTTTGTGTAGTTTCAATATTATTTACATTAGTATCATATTCTATTACATCCTGTTCGGATCGTTTAAGCGACTCTATCATTTTTGTGTCCAATTTTTGTTTTTCTTTATTTAACTTAGTTAAATAATTAGATATCTTGTTGGTAGCTTTGCTAAGTGTTTGTTCGTGTTCAGATATTTCTTTCATTTGATCTTGAGTAGCTTCACCTAACTGACATAAAGTGTCAGACGTCATGTTGCTAGTGTGGTTCATTCCATTATATATATTTCCTGTACTTCCAATAACCTTATTGCTACATGAGTTTGAATTCGCCAATTCAAGTTGTCTCACAAACATTTTGGCGTTATTACTAAGTTTTCGGTTTGGATTATATGGGAACATTTCTGTTTTACCTTTTATAGAACACTTTTGATCGGATGAGTTATGTATAAATCCATAACAATTGTCTATTGCACTACATTCTAATTTACAATCCTCTAAGTCTGAATTAGAAATCACTTTAATAGATGACGTAGATTGATCGTATTTTCCTACTTCTATAAAGTTGTTACCCATGCGAACCATGTTTTCGGGATATGCCCTTTTATTCAAATTACTATCCGAATAAATAACCTGACCAACTCCTGTATTATCAATGACTCCGTCTTGTAATGCATAGGTTGCTCGTACATCCTTGACATTAGTTATAAACCCGTCTTCTCCTGCGTTTATAGAAGGGGGTTGGCCAGGTTTATTACATCCCCACGCAAAATATACAATGCTCAATGAGGTTACACTACTGACTGTGGTACATATTAAAGCACAGTTACCAGAAGGCGACCCAATAAATTCATTGTTTCTTAAAAATTCACCTGTTTTTAAATAATTTCGCCTATATTTGCTGTTTACAGCTTTATATTCCTGTAACGGAATTCCTACTGTATTTGTATCACTTTGATACAATATATCACCATTTCCATCCGTTACTACCACATTGCCATCGTCTCTTAATGTAAGCACACAATTCATACATTTATTGTATTCTTTACTACAATCATATATAGCACTAGAACCAGACGCTTCGCCTGGGTTGTTGATTACCTTAATATTTCCTCCTGGACTACATTGATATGTAGAATAAAATTGCTTAGGACAACCTCTTGCAGGATCTTTTGAAAAAGACACTACCATGTTAGCGGTTTTGCCATTACCAGATGAAATACTTTTTTGTGCTTCTCCCATCCAATTATTTGGTGGAACAAACCATGGAGTCGGACGCCATCTCCGCCGATTACGTTGTATTCTACCGTTACAATTAACACCGTAATTTGCTGATATTAAATTGATACGAGATCCATAGACAGCATTACAATTATCCATACTGTCCATGTCCGTTTTGAGTTGTGCGTTTTTCACATTGGATCCAAAATTACTAGTGGATCCAGTGAGCAACCCTATCGCAATTTGTCCATTATTCATTATGCCTGCACCAATAAACATAGATGACGTGGGTATTACTTTGTTTGTCGTGTGAATAACTTTACTGGTTTGTTTAATATATCCAGGTTTCATGTTTTTTTCAATGTCTGTAGTAGATATTCCAGATTTAGATGTAAAACATGAATATGTATCATCTGTTTCAGCCCCGATATAGTATGTACTAGCTCCAGTATCTGCCGCCCTTGTGCGACAATTTTGCAATATATCATCCGAAGAAGAGATTCCAGTGAGGTCAGTTTGTTTGGTGAAAAAATCTCCTGTGCTGTCAAAACAGCCTAACCATTTCGCTTTGTTTTCGGAAGGATCAGATGCTCCTAGTATTTGAAGATTTACATCAGCGGGCGCACAACTTGAATTATTTTGCATAGGTGTACCCACCAATAATTCTGGAGTACTTCCTAATGTTTCTCCTACATTGGTATAGTTGTCACTTGTGAAATCAACATCTATAATCGTTGAGGGACAACCATTTTTTCCCTGAATAGATTCTAGAATCTCTGGAGAACGAATATGTTTGTATGTATTTTTATCAGTGACATATCCAACCGCTCCATTAGACATTCTTATTAATGAATTTTGTAAGGAATTACTGGCATTATGATTGATAAATTTATTCGTATCCTCCATAAGTTGTTTTTGCGCCATACTATATTTACTTAATGCTTTATCATAAGTATCTCTTAAATTATCTACGTCTTTGGCTTCTAGGGTATTTTTATTATTTACATCCGTTTCACCTAACCCTGTAAAAGCTTCTATTTTGGTAAAATTATCGTATTCTAATAGATTATCTGTATCTTCTATATATGTTCTAGCATTGTTTTTTTTTTGTTGTAATGCATTATAAGTATTCCCATGTATAAGAGATGTGTTCATAATATATTCTAATATATTAATAATCTAATACTTTTTCCATGATAAAGTAAATAAGTAATCCAACTACAATAACCAAAATAACGGTATCCAAAATGGAATCGTCTTTGGTTACTATAGTTTTAGCTGTTAACCCCAATATTATTATACCTAATATAACCAATACCATATATTGTAAATAATTGGATCTTTTGTTTTTCCCACTAGTATCTAAATTTCCATCAATATTATTTATTTCTTCTTGTAATTTATTTACATGGGACTGTTGTGTTTGTACCGTTTGTGATATTGTCCTTAAATGTTTGTTTTGTAGAGACAACACTTCATCATCTATAGAACCATCGTTTTGTATGATAGTTAATATCTCTTCTCCTTTCACCAGTTTGGTTTCAATCATTTTATTAATTGTGGCGAGTTCTTCTAATTTCGCAGATGCATCTGTGTAATTTTTTATTAACATATGTTGACGGTATGTCTCTTGACCAGTTTCATAAGATTTCATTAACAGATCTAATTCATACCCAATTGTTTTAAGTTTTAATAAATTGGGATAATGGGTCATGTTAGAGGATGACATATATTATAATATAATATATTGTATTTTATATTATATGTTATATCCATTTTGTGATTATTATTAATAGTATTATTAAAAGGATAAAAATAGTATCTAATGATGACTGTGTGTTTATAAATGTATTTATGATAAAGCCAATCATAATTATTAAAACAGTAAACCACACCATCATATGTAGGTATTGCATGCGTTGATTTTTATATGTATGTTCTTGTTCGGCGTCGATCGTAATGACATGTTTATTGGTTTCATATAATTTATCACGTTCATTGGTGACTTTTTGAATCGTCTCTTGTAAACGTGTATCATCTAATTCGTCTGATTTGAATTTATCGGATAATTCTTTAGAAATTTGTAACAATTCGTCGTTTTGTTGTATTAGTTGATTCCATACATCTGGGTCAATTGTTGTATGGTTACATGTATCAGTATTGTTCATATTTCCACCATTAGGAATAGCATTATACTCTGTGTCGCTTAAGACAATCACATCGGTTTCACATGTAGACGACTTGGTTTTCCATAACGCATCTGTATAAACATGTTTATATCCTTTAATGTCTACCCAAGCATATTCTTTTGTTTTAGAATTTCTAATATTTTTACCTGCTATACCACATGGTTGCCCTTTTACCATCACGGGACCACTATTTAATGACTGTAATACATGAACATCATCTATATGGATTGCTTCAGATGGACATGATACATTATTATTGGTCCAAGCATCCGTGGAATATTTATGAGTAAACCCGTAATCGTTGATATATGTATAGTTACCATCTGTAGACGTTACTGTTTGTCCAAAATATTGTCGTACGTCTTTATCAAAATTTCCTCTATCCATAAGGCTTTCGCTAAATAGTTTATAAGTAGCATTGTATTTTGAAAGAAGTATATTAAACTTATCTTCTAATTTAGTTACATCATCTATCATTGGAGATACATATTTTACTTTTGGAGAAGCAATATCCATTGCTTCTTTGATCGTTTCTATACCAGTATCTTGTAATACATTTATGTTTGCTAATTCACTGCGTACATAATGTCTATTGTAATCATTCAATTCTTGTCCTTGTATAAGAGACGGGTCATTTTCTATCATAGTTCTTTCGTTTGGTATAATACCAAAGTCCGTTAAAAAACTTAGAAATCTCATACTATATCTATAGAAAAATAAACAGAAATAGTTATTTTTTCATGACAGCATATCCTAACCCACATATAGAGAAAAACATTAACCAATTTTCTAAAAGATTAAAATTATACAATTCACGTGTGTCTTGAATCATCCCATAAGACCCCTCTGTTTTATCATTCAAGGTATCCGTAGTATCTAACATTGCATTATTATCTATGTCAATTTCTTCAACTCGGGTGATCAATGTTTGTATAGAATTATACACCGTTTCTATATCTTGATGTATATTGTCTTTTAAAATAAAAATATCGCTTCTGATTTTATCTAATTCGCCTTGTTGTTTTGAAAGCGTCGCAGAATAGGATGAAATATCTGGATATGTTTGGGCATAGGGAAATGTGGCAATCAAAGCATCTAATTTATGAATAAATTCTACGTCTAAATTTTGTATACTAGATGTATAATATGGAGGTACATGTTTTATTGTCATATATATTATGCAGAACAAATTCTATAAAATGGAGCAAATACTGCTGTTTTACTTGGACGTAGTATTTCACATATTTCGCCAGGTCGCATTCCTATCGCTTGTGCCACAGGACTAAATCTAGATATATCTGGAAGTTGTGAATCGTTCATAATATTGTATTTTAATTTTATTTCTTGTGCCTCTTTATCATTTAATATACGATGTGGTGGCACTAATGTATGATTTAATATATTAAATTGTAATGATGGAAGACCAAATACTGTAATTAAATATTGATGTTGTGACCATATTTGTCGTAGATATTTCTCCATTGAATCGTTTGCAATATCTCTACCAATTACTATTAATTCATCTGTTTTTTTAAGGACCGTATCTAGTGTAAATAGATCATCAATAAAATCCATGATATTATTACCACGCAAGGTTTTTCCTAAATGATATTTAATATATGCTGTTCTATCTGAGGTAGGGTTCTTTACTAACATATCCAATTGGTCATTTTGAAACATAATATGTACTTGTGAAATAGACTGGTGTTCGTAATTAGAAACATCATACCCACGTGTTTTCAAGATAGAAAGAAGATTATTCCTGCTTTTCACAATTTGGAGTACAAGTCCGCTTTGTGCCATGTTTATATATTATATACAAGTATTTTTAAACAATTTCATTTTTTCAATTATATTATGGTAAACTTGTTATAGTAACCATTTTCTTTTCACTATCATTGCTATTGTCTTCTTCAATAGTACTGAATAGACTATTTATATCTTCTTCATTTCCATGTAATACATTGGCGGAAGTTTTTGAATCGTGGATAACTCCTAATAGACTAGAGGTAATATTACTTCCTCCAGTATATAAATCGGATGGCGGAGACTCATTGTCTGAGCTTGGGACACGATAAGGAGGGGATGCTTGGGATGGCGGGGACTCATTGTCTGAGCTTGGGACACGATAAGGAGGGGATGCTTGGGATGGCGGAGACTCATTGTCTGAGCTTGGGACACGATAAGGAGGGGATGCTTGGGATGGCGGAGACTCATTGTCTGAGCTTGGGACACGATAAGGAGGGGATGCTTGGGCTGGCGGGTTTAATTTTTCAATTACACGTTTCCAATTATTAGGATATTGATCCGCAAGTAAACTTGCGACGACAATACTATCATCTATTATATCCCCATTAGGAAGATTAAGATCTTCTTTTACCCAACCATTAGGATGTTTTTGAATAATGTCTTTATTATCAACATCTGAAGACCAATACATAGAAGGTGTACCATCTTCTTGTATGATAACTGATTTGTAAACATCACCCTTATCACTATCATAGGTATCAAACATCCACCCAAAGTCTTGAGGTTTAAGTGAATCTTCCATAGGTGCTTCGTCTACAATAGGCATAGGTGCTTCGTCTACAATAGGCATAGGTGCTTCGTCTACAATAGGCATAGGTGCTTCGTCTACAATAGGCATAGGTTGTTCTTTATGTGTTAATTTGACGATATTATCCGAGAATGACATACTTGTCAGTTGGTCAATATTGTCTTCAGTAATTAAACGCATTTGTACACTCATAGTTGACAATTCTTGCATCAATAGTTTGAACGCATATGGAATTTTTATTACACTAAAAGATCTACCATATTTTGAAATATTTTCAATGTTCATTCCTTGGTCAATTGTTCCTGTAAATCGTATTGGACCATCGGATATTGGACTCAAGAATATATTATGGCTTTCATTATAAATAGCCGTCATTCCTGTTTTGTTACATATTGCCATATAATATTGATCTCCACGAACAAGCATGGATTCTTGTAAAAAATGCATTGCTCCATGTCCTGCGATACCATCTCTTTCCATTTCGCCTATTCTTAATCCACCGTCGTTGGCACGCCCTTGAACTGTTTGACGTGTAAGTATTGTTCTAGGACCTTTAGATCTATAATTTATTTTGTCTTTCACCATGTGTTTAAGTCGCATATAATAAGTTGGTCCTATAAATATTTCAGAATACATTTGTTCGCCACTTTCTCCGTTGTATAAATATTGATTTCCTGACGAATTAAACCCTACGTTTGTCAATAACTTTCCAAAACTACTCGCCTTTTGTCCCTTATTCATAAACGCAGTACAATCACCAAATCCACCATACATAGCACATGCTTTTCCCATCAATGTTTCTACTAATTGCCCAATAGTCATTCTACTTGGTAATGCGTGCGGATTAATAATAATGTCTGGTCTTATACCTTCTTTAGTAAAAGGCATATCTTCTTCTGGAATAATAAGCCCTATAGTTCCTTTTTGACCACATCTAGAGCAAAATTTATCACCTATATTAGGAACACGTTCATCTCTTACCCGTACCTTTGCTAAACGAAATCCTTCTTCGCCTTCAGTGATAAATGATTTATCTACAAACCCAAGCTGTCCTTTTTTAGGTACGACGGAGTCATCGGTGGATACACTAGGATCGAATAGATTGGTTGTAATTTTTCCAATTAACACTTTTTTATCATCTAATGGTGTGTTTTCTTTAATCAATCCATATTCATTTAATTCAGAATAATCAAATCCATTTCGCAATCCAGTGACATTGGATTGTTCAATATTCGCAAATTGAGAATTGACTTGGGTTGTTCCTACTTTTGAGCTTTCTTCTCTTGCTTCATAAGAATTATAATAAGTAGTACGAAATAACCCACGTTTAATAGATCCTTCGTTAAATAAAATAGAATCCTCTACATTATATCCACCATAGCACATAATCGCCGCTATTACATTTTCTCCATACGGATGTTCTTCGTGCATGATTTTGTCCAAGTATCTACTTTTTACCAAAGGCATTTGACCATAGTTAAGTACCACCCCCATTTTATCTATTCTTGTTTGAAAATTGGAATGGTATAAAGATACTGCTTGACGCATTTGTCCACAAGCAAATAAATCTCTAGGAAGTGGATTGTTTTCAGGAAAAACAACCTGATTTCCCATGACACCCAGTGCAAGGGACGGATGGATTTCTATGTGAGTATATTGTTTTACAGATAAATCATCCTCCATAAAGGCTATGAGAGATCCTTCTTCTTCTGCGGTATCAATATATTCTACTACACATTTTGACCTATGAAGTGAGTCAGTATCTGTTTTGTCGTATAATTCAGATACATTATATACTCGACAAGAATGTATAGGAGGATCAATCTTCTTTTCGCTTGTTCCAGTAATTAACTGTTTCCACGTGTATTTTCCATCTTCTATAGATTTTGTCTTTGTATCAAAACTAACTTTACCTTCATCTATATAAAATACAGGTCTACACATTCTACCAGAGTCAGTGTAAATAAATATACACATATTTGATATATCCCATATTATAGATGTAAATAACGGAATCAATCCATTTCTCCGGTATAATTTAAAATCATCTATCAATGAAATAGGCTTTTTGACTACGCCTACCCATGTACCATTCACCATTAGTTTGGTCATAGAAGCAACCATATCTGGAGTACTTTCTTCTAATTTGCGCATGCCTTTACTGTGTAACCATTCCGTAATAGGTTTACCTGAACAATTGGTAGTGATTGCTGCAGCGATTGCCATATGTTTGTGTAATCCAACGTTCCCTCCATCAGGTGTATCCACTGGATCAATTATCCCCCATTGAGACCCGTGAAGCAATCTCGGACCAATTACTTTAGCGCTTGCGTCTAATGGTAAATTTAGTTTTCTTAGATGTGAAATAGCAGAATTAAAGCTAAGACGATTCAACGTTTGTACGATCCCTACACGTTTTGTGGATTCGTCTGAACCCCAATTTCCTTTAAACCCTTTTCTAAACCCGCTTTCAACAATGCGTTCTTTAAAAAAATCCAGATAATTTTGTTCTATCAAACCTATAAAATTGTCTTTGTACAGACCTTTTTTGTATGTATATTCTTTGTCTATTTTTTGATAGATATTTTTATGTTGTAAATTTAAGTGATCCTTGAATAAATCAAATAATAAATCTCCTGGTAGTTCCACACGTTTAAATCTAAAACTGTCACGATCGGTAGGTTTATTGTCTTTTGTAAATACAGACAGTAACTCCTTTACCATTAACCCTAAATAATACGCCTTTGCATTGAAATTCATTTCTCCCATATGAGGTAAAAAATAATCCGTTAATATTTCAAGAGCATGGTTAACCGTTTTGTGTTTGGTAAAGGTTGCAATATATTTTAATGCCTGCGATTGACTAAATATCATTCCGGCGTCGTGTACGCATGGGATAAACAAATCAATATAACTTTTATATTTGTTAAGGTCTAACAGACAATATTCAATTATGCGTTTATCGGATAATATTCCTAATGCCCGCATCACTATAAATAATGGTACTGGTTTACGTACGTTTGGAAGATTTACTACGATTTGATTATTGGTATATTTTTCGGAAGGAGCGACGATACGAACAGAAAGTGTGCGTATAGGTTTGGACGCATCTTCAGATACAGAGCGAATATCAGCAGAATGGCTATACATATCATTTACTTTATTACGGACATACATCATGTTGTCCGCAAATTTTTCTTGTGACACGATTACCTTTTCTTTTCCATCTACAATAAAATAACCACCGTATTCGTTCCTACATTCTCCCATTTCAAAACGCACGTCTGGAGCCATGCCTTTTAAAATACATAAATTGGAATGTAACATGATAGGAAATCGTCCGAGAAATATCTTGGATAATACAGAAGTATAGGTTGGTTCTATCGGATATTCTGATCCTGGCTCTCTTATGTAAAATTCAAGCTCTACATCATAATGAATGGTTATTCCATACGTCATATTTCTTAATCTAGCTTCATTTGGATACATAAAATGCTCTCTATTGTCATCAAAAATTACAGGACGCCCGTAATACAATTTATTACCCTCTTTACCTGCCAAAAATAAATTACACCTGAGATTAAATTCACCACTGTTAGTATCTTGGTCTTTCATTATGCGAATTGGATTTTTTTCTCTGAAAATTCGCTTAATTCCATCGCTATAAAATTCATTGAACGAGTCTAGATGATGATTTACAAGAAGATTTGGATTATCGTCAAATAGTTTATCTATTATAAATTGTGATATTTGAGTGTTCATATATTATACAAATAGGTATTTTTAAATTTACATACACGTATGTTATATTCTTTTAATTACACCTACCGAAGAAAAATTATACAAAACGAATTATTATTTATATTACTATAAAATAATAAAAAATAATTCAATACGTTGGTTCAATAATATTTTTAAAAATATTCAATGCGTTATGGATTGCTTGATCCATATTAAAATATTTATAATTAGCTAATCTACCAACAAACAAAACATTTTTCTCTTTATCAGCCATATCCTTATATTTTTTATACAGTTCAAGGTTTCTATCATTTAACACTGGATAATAAGGTTCTCCTTCATCCGTTGTTGTTTCACATACAATTACAGAATCTTTTGATTGTTGATTTAAAAAATGTTTATATTCTACAATCCTTGTATATGGCACGTCATAGGATGGATAATTCACTACAGAATTAGGCTGATAAAAATGACAATTGTTTACTACTTGTTTATGGAAGTTAATGCTTCTATATTCTAACTTTTCAAAACCACAATTACTATAATAACTATCAATTGGACCAGTATATATAATTTTAACTCCGGTTAAATCATTATGTTTTCTAAATTCAAAAAAATCTGTATTTAATTGAACATTTATTAATTTATTATCTAGAATTCTATTAAAAAAAATCTGTATATCCATTTTTGGGAAGCGCTTGCCATTTATCTGCAAAATATCTCGTATCAAAGTTTTCACGTACAGGAATTCTTGATAATATAGATTTATCTAAGTCTTTTGGATATTTATTCCATTGTTTAAATGTATAATTTTTTATTAATTTTTCATACAGCTCTTCGCCTATTCTAGATTTTGCCATTTCCTCGCTATTATTAATACTGTCGTATTTTACTTGTGTTGTGTCTAACCATTTCTTAACATCTTCTTCATTTTCTAAGGACTGATTACATAATTCATTAATAGTTGTAATGTTCACTGGAATTGACACATATTTGTTATCTACATATGTTAATACTTTATGTTCCCATCTAGTCCATTCGCAAAACATATTTATATAATTCCAAACTTCTTCTATGTTTGTATGAAACAAATGTGCGCCATATTTATTTAATAAAATACCAGTTTCCTCATCTATATAGTCATAACAATTTCCACCAATATGGTCTCGGTTATCAATTATTAAACATTTTTTTTTCAAAACATTTGATATTCTTTCTCCTAGAACAACACCACTTAATCCACATCCAACAATTAGATATTCATAATCTTTATTAGTATTAGTCATTTCTATATTACATCTTTATAAATTAAAATACCAAGTATATAGACATTAAAATTAACATAGGTGCTAAATACAAATTTCTTTAATTATTAAATACGTATATAATAAGATTTGATCATAATCAAGATACGTATCTACAAAATGTCTATTATTATCTATAATAACATCATATTCTTTTGTTTCATCATTTTTTTTTATAATTTCTCTAATATCGGTCTCGTTATTATACGTAACGTAATTTACTCCGTTTTTCAACTTATGGGTATAGAACTCTTCGTAATTTAAACATTTATAAATAATAATACTATTCGTACATAATAATAATCTCATTCTATCTGAAAGGGCATTTCCATCATTATATAGAACATATTTATAATCTAAGTGTTTTGTCCAATTATGAGAATAATCTCCTGCCATATTATTATTTTTCAATAATATATGCAATTGATCTGATAAATGAAGTTTTCCATGGCAGTCTCCTGTATAAGCCCAACCATCACAGATATCTTGATTGTTTAAAGCATATTCTAAATAATTTATTTTAGATTTATGTGGAATACACGAAGTGTAAACTTTATTAATCTGATTTTGTTTGTGTTTTGTGTGTATGTAGTCTTTTTGTTTATTAAAATTAATAAATTTTATTCCGCTATTGTCTAATTTTATATCATCATCAGTAAATCTATGATTAGGAAGTAAGAAACAGTTATTGTCATTTGTTCTTCTACAAAATCCAAAACACCCAGGAACATGTATATCACCTAAATTTATTTTAATACTACAGTCTTCTAACCTATATTTTTGTAAAACATTCGTTATTAACGCAACAAATTGTCTTTTTCTACCAGGATGAACCCAACCAGAACCATCCACAACTTCATGGATATCATTATTTTGTATAATTATTATTATACCCCCCCGTGGAACATTATTGTTTATCTTATAAAAGTGTTTGTTCTTAATTTGTTCTTGAAGGATATCTCTATATAACGATTTATCCATAGTATAATTATATTATATGAAATATACTATAATTATACTAAACATTTATAACTAATTATTCCTTTTTGTCTCATTTTCTTTTCAGTCGGATTAATAAATGACCTCCTTTGTTTTAACTAGAACAAATAGACCAATTAATACAAAAAAAAGCAAAAAAGGCAATAATACTAAAAACCACGACACGTCTTTATATCCTGAGCGACACAACGAGTTTAACACAAATGTCCAAAATATGACATATATTCCTTTTCCTAAAAACATAATACCATTGTTCTCTACATCGCATTCGTACATACCAATACAATATGTATTTGTATTTCCAGCATTTTGAAACATTAACGCAATGATGGCAATGACCGATATTACTAAATACACATACGCAGGAGTACAAAGACCTTTTATTGTATTTGCTAATTTCATTATAATTATTGTGTATATAATAAATAATTATAATTTAAATAACAAATCTATAATGTAACCACATTTTTACCAGCGGTTTGGTGTAATTCATACAAGTTGGGTGGTGTATTTACTATTTTATCAGTTACATTCAATTTTTGTACAGTAGGAGAAGGAGACAATGGTGCCGTTTTTCCTTGCCATTGATTAAAGAAATCTCCAACACCATATATAGCATTTCTGCTTCCGTTCACTAACGGTTGAACCATACGATCTCTGCTACCACCACGCAGAGATCTAGTACTTCGTTTGCCTGTGCTACTTCGTTTGCCTCTGCTACTTCGTTTGCCGGTGCTACTTCGTTTGCCTCTGCTACTTCGTTTGCCGGTGCTACTTCGTTTGCCTCTGCTACTTCGTTTGCCTCTGCTACTTCGCTTGCCTCTGCTACTTCGTTTGCCTCTGCTACTTCGCTTGCCTCCTTTTAAACTTAAAATAGAGTTCTCAGAATCAGGTAATGCTCCCCCGTTAGAATTGAACGCAAAAAAATTCCCAGCCCCGGATATGTTGGACGATTGTCCAGGCAAGTTGTCCGTGGTATTCCATGGAGATCCCTGAGGAAAAGCAGATGGAGAGGATACCATTCCCCCATGTTGTACCATAATTATATAATAGGTATATATTTTTTACTCAATGTCTACATGTGTTAGAATATGTCTTCTACAACACATTTTATTAATTAACATACTGTCCAATACTTCTCCTTCTGTTGTTTTTTCAGCGTATTCCGTGGTTAAGTATTTAACACGATCTATAGAAGAGGCATCCTTGCTGTTTTTAATTTTCCGCACTTCTTTTTGATAATACCTGTATTTATTTGCGAGAACTTTTCCACACGTGAAACATTTTACTGGGATGATCATGATGGTGTATGTATATATCCTATATATAAATATCTATATCAATTTATTGTAAAATTAACATGTGCCATAACACATGCCTTTATGGATATAACTGTTATTTTCTGTCGTATAGGTAGGTCCAGTGTCATTTCCTCCAACACATTCCTCGTTGTCCAGTAAAACACAAAAACTAGCACTAGTACAAGATTGATTACTTAATCCCTTACACGTGTTGTGCATCTTATTGAGATCATAATTATAATTTTTTGGGATCGTTTCTAGAGTAGGATGTGTCTCAAAATTTTCTATAGTAATTATTTTTTCAATAGACTTAGGAAACATCTTGTCGTTTATATTATTGAAGTGAATACCTAATATTTTAAATAAAATAATTAATGTAAGTAATGTAATAGATACCATTAAAATATCTGGCCAGTGCTGATTAAACACATCAAACAGATTCATAATATATATTAGTTATCTATTATAATAGTTTTATATCCAGAAGATGTTTTGAATTTTCGGTGTTGTTTGCCTGATTCATGTATTTTATGATGACATTTCTTACAAATATTCATAAGATTAGCCACGTGATTTTTATGATGTTCTTTTACATATCCAAATTCATTTGTGTTGCTTTGGTGTACCATATGATGTATATCCTCTCCTTTACAACCACACAATTCGCAATCGTTTATAATTTTTTTGTGGTTATAATGGCTTCCTCTACTATCCAAAATAGATCCTCTATGTTCGCCATATTTATGTCTTAATTCATATGCCCTTTCTAAAAAGGTATCCTCTAGATGAAGTGATTTACAGACCTCAAGTCCATACATGTCTTCACCAGGTCCTTCTTTGAGTTTTCGGTCATATACTAGACTTCCGCTAATTCTATCATAATAGACTGACATGTGCATTTTTCGTAAAAGAGTCATATTTTCAATTTCTTCATATTGATTTATTTCATGAAAATGTGTAGCAAATATAAATGTTGCTCTGGTACGATTTAACCATTCTATACCGGCAGTGAAGATACTTCTAGCAGAGTTACTTTCAGTACCAGAACACAACTCATCTCCTATAACCAAGCTATGTTTATCGGATTGATTTAATATAGTTCTAAGTTCTGACATTTCTACAGCAAATGTTGAAAGACCTTTAAATAAATTATCATTTCCTAGAATTCGTGTAAATATTTTGTTATATGGAGTATATTCCATGCTAGAACACGGAACAAATAATCCTGATTGAGCCATAATAATACAAATTCCTATAGATTTGATAAAACTGCTTTTCCCAACAGCATTGGTTCCATAGAGAAGCACTCCTGAAATATCATCACCCATAGAGATATCATTCGCTACATAGGTTTCTTGTGTTTGTATCTGTTCTATCAGGGGATGTCTAAGACCAATCATATTATAGCATGACTTATCTTTATGTGTTAGGATTGGTTTTACTAAATTAAACTTGGTTGATATATAACAAGCATTTTGTAAACAATCTGCCCATGCAACAAATTTAGATATAACCTCAAAATCATCTTCTATACCAACCAATTTGCTACAAAATGTTTTAAAAAACGTTTCTAAATGTTCTATTAATTTTTCTCTATGTTTTTGTAAGGCATCGCAAATATCACTTATTTGTGGAGAGGTTATTTTCATGTCTTTTTTGTTATTGCCGTAAGTAGTAATAGCCATCTTGTTAAGTTCTAATATAGTACCACAATCTAGTGTGTGTGTTTTGTCTGAATGCTTCTCAATATGGTTCATAAGAATCTTCATTCTTCTTGCGGTTCCAATTAACACGGGACTACATTTCGGAGTTTCATAAATTTTAACACCATTCGTTGCCTTTTTTTCATGTGTGGCAATCAAAGCTGAAAAATAATCTTGAAGTTCTATCAAGGATACACTAGACTTGGTGCTAATATGTAACGATTGGTCAATATCATGACATACTCCTGACAATACAAAACAGGCTTCTTCTGGGGACAATTTTCCAAGTTTGTCTTCGCATATAGAATCAATAAAAGCACACTTGGTTATATCAAATGAACTGGAAATTTGATCAATCAAACGACTTACGATATTACCCACTACATGGAATGACTCATTAAACAAAGCAGTACTATGTGTCAATGTAAAGACCTCTTGTATTTTTTGTAAGTCTGTATATAATTTGGTAATGTCTCTCGGTGAAATTTTATTTGAAACGAGTTTCCTGTAAAATAAATCTATATCGCCTATGCTTGTTAATTTGGAACGGATATCTTTCCAAATACCCAATCCGATCGCTGTCTCAATAACGTTATATTGTTCTTGTAAAATACATGTCTTGTTGGTAGGATGTGTAATATCATACCTAAATTTACGATTTCCCATTTTTGTCATACAGTTATCTAGCATAGACGAGATAGAACTACACTTTCCCGAATGCGTTTCGTCGGAAATGATGTTTAATTGTCTTAAAGAATGATTTGCCAAATGTAGTGTATCTTTATCGTGATCAATTAAAGCAAATTTAATTTTATATAAAATCGTAGGATTATGTTTGTTTACAAAATCTAATAAAAGAGTGTATGCTTGCATAGATATTTCGTGTGTTTGGTAAATAGTAGTTAATAGTTCTGGTGATATCACTGGGAAAAATTTATACATCACTTCTGCTTGATATTTTTGTTTTTCGGCATTTTTGCTGCATGTAGCAAAATCACTTGTATCTTCTTCTAATAAAATATGTTGTTTTATATTGGACACTCCTAAATAACTTACAATAGAGGATGATTCAGACTTAAGAATACCTCTGAACACTATAATAACTTCGTGCGGAGATATTATACTAATTTGTCTCTCAATGTCGTCATATGTAGATGGATCTTTATAATAGGCGGTTTCATATTGAGACATTCTGCTCTCACCGGTGTTTACATCAATATGAGCAATACCCATTACAACCACTTCTGATGTATATTTGGTTTTTTCTACTTTTTGAATCCAAATACACACAGAATTATTCGTTAAACGTGTCGTATCTGACGCAAAATACGTTCCTGGAGAAACAATTTCGGATAAACTTCTGCTATTGTTAGTTGTTTGGCTATACACAGGACATGTATAGCCAAACCGTTGGATTTTTTTAATATATTTTTCTAGCTGACCTTCGGGTACACCTGCCATGATCACTTGCTTACCCTTAATTTGTTGACTTTTTTTTGCGATGATTAAATCACATTTACTTGCGATATCTTCAATATTACTACCTGTAATACGACCCTCTGTATCCATAAACCCATACATCTCAAAGAATTTCCCGACCTGCATTAATACAATTGTATTTTCTCCATATTCGGTTTTCCATTTTGAAGTGAGAGAGATATACTCTTCCACAATTGGCATATTTATTATATAGTATATCCATGTGTCTTTAGATATTGTCACAAACATATTTTGTTAGCATTTGATTATTTGTCATTTACATAGTTATGTATTAAATTTTCAGTGCTTTTATTGTGTACATTTCCTGTAAGAATACATTGTTCATACATTTTACGGAGAACATCGGTTGGACACGTACTACCTGTTTTGATAATATTTCTACTACGCAAATATTTTTTAATATCGTTAATACTGGTTTGGTTTAGTTTTTGTTTATCCCGTTGTATATGATTGCGTAAGGTGCGGCTTTTAATGAGGACAGATACAGATTTACCTATTTTACCAAGTTTGCGTTTAATAGTTATAGGTTTTCTGTATGCTTGAGTAGGGATCGCATGTTGTTGTTTATATTCTTCTATTTTTTGAGAACGAACACTTTCTTCCTTAACTGGTTTATTTTCTATAAGGATCCTTGTATGCGTGGATGGTTTTGAGCATGTAGTCCGTTTTTGTGTTTTGACCCATTCTCTATAGGTAGGTCTTGAAGATCCTTTAATGGTGCTGTATGGAGGTCTTGGTGGCAATATTAATTTATCACGAATTACTGGTGTATTAATAACTTCTGATGATTCTTTATCAAAATCAGATAGTTCAGAATGTATGGAATCACACGATTTTTGTGAGGTGTTATGTGGGTTTTTAGATGTAGACACATTTTGTAAAAAACGTAGTGATTTATTAAATTCACTTTCAAAATCGTTATCTTCTGCAGGGAGTTGTTGGTCTTTCTCTTTCGACACTTCTGTATCGTTGCGTTTTTGTTGAAATTCTTTTATCTTTTTAAAAAAATCTTTTCGTATTTTCTTGGCGGATGGATACGGTTTTTTAACAGGTGTTTTTTTTGATTGTGTTTTCAGTTTTGTAGCAGAACTTGTAGTAGTTAAAAAATCATTATTTACTTTGATGGTTTTATTATCACTCATTTGTATAGATTATAGTAAAATTATAATCTATACAAGAAAACATATTAATTGCTAAAAGAGGAAATATTTAAAGATAAAATTGATATGGTTAATAGCTATGTCATTTATTCCATCAACCAATATGGAAACGACCGATCAAAAGACCAATTTAATAGACTATAATAAATATGTGGAAGAGCCTTGGGATATAATAAATTCTTATTTTGACGGTAAACATTTGGAACAAATGGTTCGTCATCAACTGGAATCATACAATGATTTTGTTATTCATCAAATTCCCAAAACCATTTCTATGTTTAACAGCGTACATGTACGCTCTGAAAAATGTCTTGACGAAGCTAGTGGAAAATACAATTTGGAAATGTTTGTTTCATTTGAAAATTTTAGTATATTTAGACCTCAAATACACGAAAATACTGGAGCTATTAAATTAATGTTTCCTCAAGAAGCCAGATTACGAAATTTTACATATGCGTCTAACATGACCATTGATATGAATATTAAATACATAGTAAGGAGTGGTACAAACCTAGAGTCAGAAGAAACCTTTTACAAAAGTTTACCGAAAATACACATTGGCAAATTACCTATTATGTTGAAATCCACATTATGTGTATTGCGCCAATATAGCCATGTTCCTAATGCTATTACCGGAGAATGTAATTTAGATGCGGGAGGCTATTTTATTATTAATGGATCGGAAAAAACAGTATTAGGACAAGAACGAGCTGCGGAGAATATGGTACAATGTTTTAACACTGAAAAGAATAATACCAAATGGGCATGGACCGCTGAAATTAAATCTGTTCCTGATTTCAAATGTATCTCACCAAAACAAATATCCATGTTTATTTCTAGTAAAAATAATGGATTTGGGAATGCGTTATATATACAAATACCACGTATTAAACAACAAATACCATTATTTACAGTATTTCGTGCTTTAGGCATTACCACAGATAAAGCTATATGTGAATTTATTGTATTAGATGTAAATGATACCACAGAATCTGTAGAAACAAAAAAAATGATTTCTGCGTTGCGAGCTTCTATTGTGGAATCAAACGAGTGTCAAACTAGAGACCAAGCCATTTCTACGATTACTACCCATGCTATATATACTCCTTTAAATACTGACAAAGAAACCGGACACCGTAAAAAACGTGACTTTACCATGGAGGTCATTGATACTGATTTGTTTCCTCACTGTAAAACAAGGATACAAAAAATACATTTCCTAGGTTATATGGCAAATAAATTGTTGCGTACTAGTTTTGGATGGGATCAAACGGACGATCGTGATTCCTATTTAAATAAACGTATTGATTTGGTAGGTATTCTATTAAATAATCTATTTCGTAATTACTTTAATAAGTTAGTGAAAGATATGCAAAAACAAATTATTAGAGAAATAAACAATGGTTCGTGGCGATCTACCGAAGATTACGGGTCCATCGTAAATTATACAAATATATATAAGATTGTAAAATCAACTACTATTGAAAACGGTATTAAACGGGCACTCGCAACAGGCGATTTTGGCATTAAACATACTAGCAATAAAGTTGGTGTGGCGCAAGTACTTAACCGTCTTACGTATATTGGTAGTTTAAGCCATCTTCGCAGAATTAATACACCGATTGATAAAAGTGGTAAATTGATTCCTCCACGTAAACTACATAATACGTCGTGGGGATTTCTATGTCCGGCAGAAACCCCAGAAGGTCATAGTGTTGGGGTGGTTAAAAACTTGGCATATCTCACACACATTACGAATCCATCCAACAGTGAACCTTTATATGATTATACTGCTAAACACATCAAATCATTTGAGGATCTCACACCAAAAGAAAAACATAATGGTGTAAAAGTATTTGTCAATGGATGTTGGACAGGAAACGCCATCTCTCCAGTAGAACTGTATCATTCGTTAAAAGAGAAAAAGTATAAAGGTATAATAAATGTCTATGTTTCTATTATATTTGATATTAAACGCAAAGAAATACGGGTATGCAATGATACTGGAAGACCAACACGTCCAGTTTTGCGTGTAAAAGATCATGATTTGTTCATTACCAGTGACGATATCCAGTTGTTACGTGATAAAAAATTACATTGGGATGATTTATTGACAAACATGACTCTAACCCATTCAGTTATGGAATACATAGATCCAGCAGAACAAAATGTTAGTCTTATTGCCATGAAACCATACGAGTTACAAAAACACAGATCCACACATAATTATACGCATTGCGAAATACATCCTAGTACTATATTTGGAATTCTTGCGTCTTGTATTCCTTTCCCAGAACACAATCAGTCACCTAGAAATACATACCAATGTGCCATGGGCAAACAGGCTATGGGTATGTACGTTACTAATTTTGACAGTCGTATGGATAAAACTGGCTATGTATTAACCTATCCAATGCGCCCATTAGTAGATACTAGAATTATGAATTTAATTCAATTAAACAATGCTCCTTCAGGTTGTCAAGTAATTGTAGCGATTATGTCCCATACAGGTTATAACCAAGAGGATTCTATATTGTTTAATGCGGGTTCTATTAAAAGAGGGTTATTTCAGGCTACTATACTTTCTACTGTGAAAGATGAAGATAAGAAGATACACGGAGACGAAGAAATAAGGTGTCGTCCTGATCCAAGTAAAACAAAAGGTATGAAATACGCAAATTATGATAAAGTAAATGAACATGGTGTAATTCCAGAAAACACTCTTTTAGAAAATAGGGACATTATCATTTCAAAGGTACTTCCTATTAAAGAAGCTAGAAATGATCACACTAAACTCATCAAATATGATGATCAAAGCATTATGTATAGGACAAACGAAGAATGTTATATAGACAAGAATTTTATTGATAGAAATGGAGATGGATATAACTTTTGTAAAGTTAGAGTCAGAACGGTTCGTCAACCACTACTAGGAGACAAATTTAGTTCTAGGCATGGACAAAAAGGAACTATCGGAAATATCATTCCAGAAGAAGATATGCCGTTTACTTCTGATGGTCTTAAACCTGATATAATCATTAATCCTCATGCTATTCCTAGTCGTATGACCATTGCTCAATTAAAAGAAACGCTTCTTGGAAAAGTGCTTCTAGAATTAGGATTATTTGGTGACGGCACAAGTTTTGGTGAATTAGATATTAAGGATATTTGTAAACATTTACAAAAAGCAGGGTATGAATCCAATGGTAATCAACGTATGTATAATGGACTTACAGGAGAAGCCCTAGAATCCAGCATATTTATAGGTCCTGCGTTTTATCAAAGATTGAAACACATGGTTAGTGATAAAATGCATAGTCGCAGTTATGGTCCAAAAGTCAATCTTACGAGACAACCTGCAGAAGGTCGTCGTAAAGATGGTGGACATCGGTTTGGTGAAATGGAACGTGATTGTATGTGTTCACATGGAGCAAGTCGTTTTACAAAAGGTAGAATGATGTATGAATCCGATGCGTATGGAACCTATGCCTGTCGTACATGTGGATCCTTTGCTGCATATAATGATAAAAAACACATACATGTTTGTAAACAGTGTGGTAACCGAACAGACTTTGCTTATATAGAATTGCCTTATGCATGTAAGTTGTTATTTCAAGAATTAATTACTATGAATGTTGCACCTAGAATTATGACTGCATAATATATATACTATATAACTTATTATTTAAATAACAGATATACTATTTTTTTTATAGTGTTATATATAATATGTCTGGAAATATAGGTGATACGAACCCAAGTTATTTGGGTGGCGGGGTACCTGGTGTTCAATTAACTCTCATTGGTGGAGGTGCCAATCAAAATAGTGGGTCTGGTATGGTGGGAGGAAGTGATAGATCTATGGATAGAGTTTTCCTTAGAAAAACAGCTGGGAAATATATGTTTCTTCAAACCGCTGGCATTTTACCAGCAGGATTTAAATCTGGATTAACCCCATTCCGGCAACTATTTGTTGCAGGAGATATATCTATGGCTTCTTCAAATTATAGTGGTACTACTACGAATTCTTCCTTGCCAGTTATAAATCAAGTCAACAGTATTGGAGTAAGTACTCTTAATGCGAACGGAGGAAGTAGTGTATCTTCGTCTAATGGAGCATTGTTTAGCGGTAATCCACGTTATGTATATGACAGTTCGGATTATACACGATTTAAGAAACTTTCCTCTAACCTTAAGACATATAATGATAGAAGTTTTGGTGGATCAAACAATGGATCATATTCTTTTCTTATGAAGGTTAGACATTAATATATTTTTCTTATATAATTATATAATGAATAAAATACTCGTAGAATTCATAGGAACATTCTTTTTTTTATATGTAATCATGATCACTGGAAATGCGTTTGCTATAGGAGCTGCTTTAGCTATTGCGGTAATGATTGCTGGTCCAATCTCAGGAGGCAATTTTAATCCTGCAGTAAGTATAATGATGGCTGCTGCTGGTAAGCTTCCTTCTAACCAAGTTCTTCCTTATGTTCTTGCACAAGTAGCAGGCGGTCTTGCGGCATTTGAATTAAGCAAACGTGTTAAAATGTAAAGATGATATTTTCTATTCTTATTATATAATGCAATTACATAATAAGAATAATATGCGTGGCGGAAATCCTGCTTTTTTAGAATTTAAAAAAAAAGCAGAGGAAGCACATGCACAAATCAAAGAAGCGGTTCCAGAGGCAGATAAACATGCTAAAACCGCTGCGGCAGTGAATGAAGTTGTTAATGGAACTAACAATATGATGAATACTGTCCAAAGATTACATGAGGATATTTCACAATCCACGACCTCTAACGAGGCAAAAGATCATAGTAGACAAATGATGAATGCTGCACAACAAGCTCAACAACATGTTACTAGTGGAAACTTTATGAATGCTTTAAAATCGGCAACTGAAGCTAAAAACAGCATGAATAATGCTGTAGACAGTGTACAAGCACATGCAATAGGACAAAAACCGTTGTCCGAAGCAAAAGTTGGCGATCATTTTTCTGCCTTAAAAGAAAAAGTCACTAATAGTGTTAATAGCGTCTCTTTGTTTAGTGGAGGAGCAAATACACGTAAAGTAAAAAAATCAAAAGATCCTAATTATAGACAACGTAAACATCAGGTATTATCTTCCACGTATAAATATAGTAATTATTTTAACCGCTTGAAGAAACCTAAAAAAAGTAAAAAAAGAAGAAAATCTAAAAAATAGATCTATTATTGCACTAATTCGGCACAGTTAAATCCATTGAAGTTACCCTCTGCACTAGCAAAGGAATATGCTCCCATATTTTCAAATTTAAACACCTCGTTTAATTTTGGATACGGTAAACGTATGTCTTCCACAATCATATCTATGGAATCACATGTTTGTCCATAAATAACGCATTTCACCCATTCTTCTTGTTCTGATACATACAATGGAATGGGAACAAACACTTGATGATCAAATAGTTTCCCTTGAAAACTGTGATATACAGAGTCATTTATGGTAATATGTAGAACCAATTCAGTTTCTATATATATTTCTCGTAATGCGATAACTTTTGTATATAGCTCAACCGCTCCTTGACTAAACAATCTTCCTGGCTCTGCAATTAAATTAATATTCTTACTGGCAAACTTATCTAATATATTTAACTTGGTTAACTCATTGTGTAGTTCCAATAATTGATCTTCGTGTTCAAACCCACCTCCGATGTCAATTATACAATGGTTTGCGTGACAATATTGTATATATTGTTCATCAATCATGCGTATGGTGTTGTAATGCGCCTTCATGTTTGAGCATTTTGAACCTACATGATATGAAAACCCTTTCAGAACTAGTTGGTTTTCTTTTATGTAATCTAACATATTCAGTACATCTGGGCGCCATGCTCCAAATTTGCGATTAAATTTCATAACAGAGTACACTTCTTCTGCACGGACACGTATGATATATTGTGCATTCATATCAATTTTACATATTTTATATAATTCTTCTATGCTGTCTATCACATAAGTATGTACACCACAGTCTTTGGAGTATTGAATGTCTTCCATGCTTTTGGTTGGATTTGCGAAAATAATATCTGAATGATTACATACATCTCGCACAATATTAATTTCACCTTTGCTTGCACAATCAAAGCCTACTTGGTCACCATACTTTGATAAAAAATGAATAAATTGTTTATTAGGAAACGATTTAACTGCGTAATATGGTTTTATATATGGCAAATAGGTAAACCACGATTGAACCATTCTGGTAGTATATTCATAATTCAATTTAGCAATACTTCTATACTGTATTAGCTTTGAACTCATCTAGGAATGCATTATACCAATTTGATCATTTATATTGTTTATGATGAAATAGATAAGATCTTATTAAGATCCTTCTTAATTAATAAAAACGATAATTTAACCATTACTATAGCTGTAGCAGTTATGATGTATTGTAATTGTACTTCGTATCTTCTATTACAATCATAATTTATGGGTAAATATTTATTTACCATATCCGTCAAACAATCTCCGAATACTTCTAATTCAATTTGTGTTAAAGGACAATTGTGAGTCAAAACATTTACTAATGTAATTAATAATAAAAATACTAAAGCAATAGAAAGAGTTTTAAAATCAAAACTAAAAATAGCTATAATGCCTAGAAAAACTGCCATTAAATGATGAGTAAGTCCTGCGGTAAATCCTCTTGCTAATGCGATAAACTTACTATCTTTAAAATTATTTATCACTGGATCTATTTTTCTCAAGCTATCGTTATTTGGCATATATATTACATATACACTCAATTTACTTTACGATAACTAATTTCATTAAAATATATAACCCAAGTAGTCCAAGAGAACTATAATATATTTGTATTACCATATCTGAAGGCATTTTTCCTTTTTCAATTTTAGAAAAAGCTTCTTTACAACGTCTATTTGTAATAGGATTCTTTCGGTTTAAAAACCAACACGGGTTCATATTTTGAATGTCTGCTACCGCAAGATACTGAGTATCTTTAGAACTAACATTATTAGTACTAACCACTTCCATAGTTTGTTGTTTACAATCTGGTTCGTTGCCAAGCATAAATGCTTGAAATATTTTCAGTGGATTTAATTCATTCATATCACTTAATATACCAGGTACCAATCCTTTAAAGGTACTAAAAGATTGACCACTCATATTAGAGATCAATGGAATGGTTCCGTCTGGTACATTATTAATATAGAGAGATCTTGTAACCGGTTCACCTGTAGCAGTATCTTTACACTTTGCACCCGTTTTAATAAAAAATTTGTTGCCCAAGGGGTTGCCTGTGGTGGATGCTTTGCCTTTACCAGTTACAAGCACATTGGTATATGCCAACAATCCTCCAATGTTCGTTGCTATTTTGTCACCACTAGAACTCATCCCCATATCACTTGGCGAATTAATATATTTATAGTATGGGTAGTCAGGTCCTAATATGTCTTCTTGTAAGCTATCAAGGTCTGTTAACGCTTTATTAAAAAACCCACTCATTTACTATCTAATCATATTTTTTTTATTAAGATACAGTTGCATTTGCGGCTCCAGTATTTGCTAAATTCTGGGTTGTTTTTTCATCTGGGATAGAATCTGTCGCAGTATTTTGCATACTAGTATTTAACGATTGTACTGCATACGAGTTAGAATCTACTTGTTCTTTCATTTCATTTATTTCACGTTTTAAATCACTAACCGTATCTATCTGTTCTTTAAGATATGCTATATTGGCAGCATTTATTTTAGCTATATAGACAGGATCGTCATCTAAATTTTGTTCTTGATAGCTTCCAACGGCGCCTTCTATAATGTTGGTAGTATTAGTATAGCGAATAGATATGCTATACCATATTAGAATACACATTACTCCTATCATTACGTAGACCATAGTTGTTTCTATTTTATCTAGAGTTCCCATTATTATATAATATAAGATGAATAATTATAATAATGACTATTATATATGCCTAGTGTGCCGCAACCTTATCTATCACTCACCTCAGTAACTAGTAAAATGTCTAGACCAATGTCAAATGGCACTATGGTGAGTGATCCTGATTGGGCAAACGCCAACATGAATGGTGGGCGGTCGCCACACGTTACAAATTATGGTTCATGGAAACATACACGTCCTATCAAACATTGGAGAAAACAGTTACAGCCATCGGTTGGTTCTGGAAGTAGATCCAATGTCTCCATACAAGATCAACCTGGAAGCAATGTTGTGTTGACAAACAAGGCATATTGCTGTAGCGATAATTCTTGTGGAAATGTGTTATATACAAAAATATTGTCTCCAACGAACCATACGTGTAATTATAAATCAAGACCTACTGCGGGAATGAATACTGTACATATTAATTCACAAAACGAGTCGTTGCCTATTCAAAAATATAATTTTGATACCAAATCGTATTTGCGATCCAGAAATAAAAGTTACAACACTAACTTGAGTGGGAGTGTTAACCAGGATGTTTCCCTATCTACAGCAACACAACCGGTGCGATCCTCGCTAACCTTTACAGATATAAATTGTGACAATAAATGTGCAGATGTCATTGTGAAACATAGTAATCCTTACTATTATCAACAAGGGTCGGTATCCTCTTCTTCTAGGTTAAAACGTTTACAATACAACACGATACAAACGAATGCTTCCTCTTTTCGGGATATATGGGGTGCAAGTGCCGCTACTGCTGCAAACTATTATGGAAATGGCAACAGTCCATATTTTATCAAAACCAAAAATAATATTTGTAACCCTTCTAATTACTACTCAAAAAATAAAAAAATAATATGTTAAAATATATTGTATGGCAATTTATATTTTTGACACCATGTAATACACTTGTTAATATGATGTTTATTAATATGGTCTAAATTTGATGGAAAAATATTATTCATAAGTGTTATCGTTGAATAAATACACTCTAATTGTCCTTGTCCAAGAATAGCGTTAATTTCTTGTACCGCACATACAAATTTATATGGAATATCAATAGTTATAAATCGTGAAGGATGTTTATCTTTTACAAAAGAGGTTAGTATATTGAACATAGACGTTACTATTTGTTTACTACATGTAACTTGGAAGTCCTTACATATGATGTATTTCTCTGAATTGGCACACCTACTAGTATATGGTTTATATATATATACTTCTTTATACACACATGATAATAAATATAAAATGTCAATAGATGCTTGCGTGTATAAGTCGTATACCTTTAACACAAAATGTCCTCCTTTTTTTTGACACGCCATGGCATACGCACATTGAGCAAACACAAGTTTTAAACTTAGTTGTTCTTGATGACTATATCCAATCGCAAAGTCAAATCCACCATCGCCTGTTACAATATCACAACTTTTACTATGCTGTAAAAAACATTGTTTTAAATTGACAGCTTTAAGCATATCGCCATCTTTGGTGAACCCTGACCAAATAGAGACATTTGGGTGCGTTTCTAAAAACAATTTGCTTTTCTTCCAACCTGGTATAGAATGATTATTGTCATTTATTAATGACATGCCTAAATAACGATCGTTGTTATTTTTTCTATTATACGCAATCGCTTCTATAAAGCCTCCTGGACCTTCTGCAAAATGAAATGTTTTACAGTTGTCTTTTGGTAATGTATCTAATATTCCCATGACATTAGATATCTCAATCATTTTATAAAAAGAACGAGATATAGGTTTTAATTTACATATAGATGTTTTTGTGTTAGGAATACATGTATGGATATATTCATATGGATTGGTATATTTTTTTATTTTACTCCACTCTACTTCTCTATTGTCAATATGACATTTTGCATCATTAATATATTTAGATAATGTTTTATTTATACAAGGTATTATTTCTTTTAAAGGAGCATGTTCTAGTTTAATTATATCAGATATATCGTTATATAATAGGATTACTGGTAATGAATAATAGCCCATAGTGTTATCATTATACGTATGTGTTTTTTATGTCTTTTAAATATTAACTAACTAGAGTTAATTTTTTCTTTGTTTTTTTACCAGATGGTTCCACTAATTTAAGTTTTTTCTTCAACTTCATGGGTTTATTCTCTGCTTCTTCCTCATTGATAGCTTCAACTGCTGCGGTAGCTTTATTGGTTTCAGATTGTTCTTGTAATAATTCATCTCCGCTTTGTCCTGTCAAGTTTGTGGATACTGTTTTGGCATCTACATTATATTTTTTTTTGTATACAAAATAATTATTTAGAAAAGATACAGTTTTTTCATTGTCTGTCATAAACATAGAAGATCCATATTCAGATCTCATTTTGGGATTGCGTTTCAATTCTTGTTCCATTTCTCCAAATAATTCCCGAAAGGTTCCTCTCCCTGCAGGGAGACCTAATGTCTTTGCTTCTTCTGAAGTCAACAATGTAAATCCATAATTTGTCATTAATCTATCTAGATAATCAAAATGTACTAGATATTCACGGAACAATTTTCCTATAGATTCCATATAAACATCTATAGCGTATCCCACCGAAGTAGCATCTGGATTGAAACTATCACGATCATATCGTTTCACTACTTCCCACATTTTAATATCACGATCTTTGAATTGGACACTTTCATTTTGGGATATTCCATTAAGCATATTAAACATGCGTTTCCCATCATAACACGTTCCTATAAAATATCCACCAACTTTTGTGGTTTCGCTAACATTTCTAATAAAATTATTTAGAGTAGATGTATTTTCAAACATGTAATGAATTGCAAACTGTATGGATGCGATATCAAATCCGTCTTCTGCGATCCCATACTGTTTATACACACCACGACCCAATTCGGTCGCATCTTTTGCTCCTTTTCCAAAGACTGCATTTGTGATTTGTTTTCCTTTTTCCGTAAATATAGCTGATGTATCCCGAATATTTACAGATGAATTTCCTGCCACAAACAATGCACTTGGCATGTGTGTATATTGTTTTTTATAATTTAGGTATCTAGCACAAGCTCCTTTCATTCTGTTTTCAATATTATCTCTAGAAATATCAATCCCAAATACAAATCCCAACTTTGCAGCAATCCATTTGGTAAAATCACCACCCATTCCAACTGCAAAATCAATTAGGGTATTTCCACGGTTTGACACCGACATGATAAGTTTTTTTTTAACATATAAATTATGAAAATCACGGAGAGATCTAGTAATGGTTGTTTTAGATACACGATTATAATATACATCATCGTCGCCAACTGTTTCAGGTATACCAATACCTGTAGATAGCATCTCTGAAGTGACAGGATTATGTATAGAGTGCCAATTACTGTTTGCAACATGATATGCGTTGCCGAAATTTTTGCCTCCAGTTCGTAGATCTGCTGTTTTATCGTATCTAACTCGCAGTGGTTCCCATCTCCATTGTTTTTCTTTGTCATCGTTATATCTAAATTCAACGATCATATTGTCTTCAATTACTTCTTTGTTCTCTGTAAATACTTCTTTGGTACCACCAACCGAACTCAACATTACAAGGTTACACACACCTGCTTCATCATCAACAGGATTGGTTGGAAAGAATTGCATTGGTCTATAACCTTCTTCATTGTCTTTGTCTCCTACTGCTGGAAGATTGTCTTCAATTACATTCAAGCACGGATTTGTATAACCATGTACTGCCTCATCAAATCCCACTCTTAACTGAAGAGTTTTATACTGTGTAAGTTGAGACGTCTGATTCAAATCGGTACCGCTTTGAAATAAATTTTTAATAAATTCTTGTCCGTCTGTTCCACGTTGATAAGTGACTAAGAAATCAATAGTATTATACTCTGGGGGTTTCCATTTAAACGATAATTCCCACGTTATCTTACGTGGAGGTGTTGTTTCGCCTATTTTATTGCTACCTACACCCGTAAGTAATGGCGTAAATATCAATCCGTCTGTTTCATATTCAAATACCCCATCTTGAATCTTGGTCAATAAGTAGGAGCATGCTTGAAATATAGTTTGATCGGTAGTGCTGCTATAAAACGTTTTCACTTCAAATCTCATCGGTGAATACGATTCGGACACACGTACCCCCATCGGTTTCATATTTTGAAAGAAATCGTTTAACATTGGCAATCTAAACTTAGCAGTATCATCATTTATGCCACCAATAAAGCCTGAGGTTCGTATATCTTTACCATTTATATAATATATATCAAATGCTGCATACAAATTAATATATTTTCCTTCTTTATTATGTAAAATGTGTTCACCGTCTATGATGGAATTATATAATGTTTTTTGTTCCGTTTTTGAACCCGTAAATTGAACCTTCATGTTGGTGTCTATCAAATAGATGTGTCCACTCGCATCAAGGAATAACAATTTCCGCTCACCGTCTGCTTTTTCTGTTACTGTATAACCAGTACGTATATTTGGTATATTGGCATCTTCATTTTCTTCTGAAATATTACTTACCTGTAACGCAACAGAAGACGGACCTAAAAAGTGTTTGGGATATATTCTTTGTCCTTCTTTAAATTTATCACCCCATAATAAAGTCATATATTCTTCTAAAACACGCCCTTGAGTTGGATATGATACAGGGTAATTCGTGCTTTGATGACCAGATAAAATTAACATGATCGTTCGTCTAATAGACGCACCCAACTGTTCGGGTGTATTGAAATTGGTCCCGAGCCCAACACCATAATTATTCACTTCAATTTCAATTTCATATTTTTCGGGAGAGGATTGTAATTTTGCCTCACTGAACGTGTAACTTTTTTCTGTATTACGACCTTGTCTTGCGGATTGTCGTACAATGCTCATATCTACTACTATAGGATAGTCCGGATGTACCAAACTATTTCGGTTTAAATATCTAAATTCTTTCTTGTTGTCTTTCCAAGAAGTAACCATAGATCTCGCTAGTGTAGATTGAGTTAAATCTTTCTCTAAACTAAGTGTGGCTTTGAAATTAAAATCTGTAGCATCATACGGTTCTACAATATCACCATTGATACGATGGATAGATTTTTGAATGAATTTCGCTCGCCCATCATTATAAAAGGGGTCAATCTGATCCGTTTTACAATATTCGGATATCGTTGAAAGACCAGACAATTCTGTACGCACGTTGGATACCCGTGTAATTCCTGTATTTGGATCCATATATTCACTTGATATCCTAAGATGATATTCAGAATTTCTAATGGTAAATCCTGCCGACAACAAACGTTTTATTACGTCATCGTATTCTATTCTAGATACAGGTTTCATCCCTCTAGCAGTGCCAAACCTAACTTCCATTTCACTAGTGCCGTCTCGTCCTCCTCTTTGTATATTATCTAAATATGTTTTGAGAATTCCATCTAATGTTTGTTTCATAGGTGGTGTATTCGTCATGATATATATAGACAATATACTATATTATTTATGTCAATTTTTCAATTTTAATGACAATGTTATTATATAAGCTTGTTTTTGTTAAAGACTTACCATTCTCTAAGGTAATAGGAATGTCTAATTTTAAAGCAATATCTTTTAATTCATTCACTTTATATGAACCTATGCCATTTATTTTTTTGTTTGAAAGCATAATATGATATAACTCTTTTTTGATTTTATCAATATAGGTTGTTTGGTCATTTAAATATACAATAATATCATTCTTCTTTTTCTCAATTAAAAAATAGGTTTCTCCATAAGAGAAATCATAGTATATTCTATCATGAACAAACAGGATTGATTTCTCGTATGTTATCGCCAATGCATGTAAGACTTGTATAGTGATGGGTTTGGTGGATATAAGTTCGCTTTCAATGGTTTGAGGGTTTAATTTTACACTTTTTATGCTTTTCATCTTTTCTCTCATTTTTGAAATACTATCGTATTTGAATTCGTTTTCTGTAGAAAACAGTTTGGGGTGTATATCTTTATATGTATCTAATCCACAGACACTAATGTAAAACGCCCAAAAGAGTTTATCACGTTGTAATATTACAACATGGTTTTTATTTTTTGGAATAGTTTCAGTAATCGGTTTTACAGGAGCAATCGGTTTTACAGGAGCAATCGGTTTTACAGGAGCTATATGTTGCACTTGTGATAACCATTCGTCTACCCTTTCTTTAGTTAGCATATGATTGGATAGAGTAGAAAAAAAATCCTCTATATTATTATGTGAGAGAGACATCTTGCGTATACATTTTTATATTACTGTCTTTATTATCATTATCATATTTATAATCCTTAAAATATTTATTTGCAATGATTTGCTTTTTAGCTTCAATCATCGCAAGGGTATGTTGTTGGTCTTTTACATACTCACTGTAATCTTTAAGAGCATCAACGTGTTCGGATGACAATATAGATAGATTAATAAACGTACCGTTTTGGTTTTCGTTTAAATGATTATTCGCACGTGATTTCAGTATTCGTAACACTTCTACTTGATGGTGCTTACTCATGCTTTCAATATATTTTTTAAGTTCGTGTAAATTAGACATATACCTTATTCTAATCATATAGCTTTAATAACATTATGTTATTTTATAACTAATTTTGTCTTTCGTTTGACTACATATTTTTCTGATTTGTCTTCTATTAATTCGGCAATAACCGAAATGTATTTATCGTTTAATTCAAATCTTTGGCCAATAACCCGCACTTTAATTTTATCATTTATTTTTACAGTATTGAAATATTTATTGTTGATATGATGATCACGTGCCACATATATAATCACCGGACTTGGTTCATCTTCTGTTTCTGCTTTTATGCCTGCGGTTTCGGTTATATTTTTAACCATACAATGGATATGCATGCCTTCCACAGGACAACACACCAAACATTCAATCACCGCTTCAAACATAACATCACTGCCACTGAGTTCCCCAGAAGAATAACTTAATACCCGACACGAACCAGGTTTCACATATCCTTCCACAATACACCGTCCATCTAATTCAAACCCTACCTTTTTTTCAATCACTTCTTTAATATTATCTCCTACATGAATTATAGATAACATTAATCGTTTGGTCAGCATAGTTGGTGTGTATATACCTACGCTAGCAGTTTTCCTTCTTGTATTTTCACGTTTGGTGGCAGCAACAATATTTGCGGATTCTTTTGTGGATAACATTGTATACTATTAATGTATAATTTTAAATCTTTTCATTTTTTCAATTATACATTTTTACTGTCATTAAGAAACGACACATCGGCTGGTGACATAAACCATCGTTTGTTGTTATAACGATCTAAATCATACTTTCTTAACACAAATTCTTGAATAATACATAATTCATGTCTAGTTAATTTTGTTTTTGTAGTATATTGTGTTTCTCCTAATGCGTTCAACGTATTGACTGATTTTGGCTTACTGGCCTGATCACATCTAGCTCCAGTATTTCTTTTTTGTTGCGTATCACGTATTTTGAAAACCATATAATCCTTTTTGAAATTTTCCATATACCCTACGAAATGTCCTACTTTGTCATCTATAGGAAATAAACTAGAAATGTGTTTGGAAATGGCTTCTCTTAAATCTTCATAATCTTGTGGCTCCGCTATATGCCATGTCCTTGGAGTGGTGGAACCACTGGATATCATCAATTGTTGTTTTCCGATATTTTGAAGAAATACACCTGTGATTCCTTTTGCATTGATTTCCTTGGACTTAAAATATGATCTTATATTCTCTATAAATGTATCGGTATTGTATTTGGTCAATTCTATATAATTTAACAATAATACGCTATCTTCAAATAATAAAGATTCTATAATGTGTTCTGTTATAAATTGGTCTATCAAAGATCTCTTCCATCCTTGACTTTCTAATTCTGGTATAACGATACTACAAAACTTGTACCAATCATCGTTACCCGTATCTATGGTTTGAGGAGTAATTGTGGTATCCATATGTTCCCTCATACGCCTGACTACATTACTGCCCATATTCACCACCTCCTTTCCCTTTATATCGTCGGGTTCTAATACCTCTTCTGGAGCCAACTCATATATTAAACTATCATGCTTGTACTGGATTGGAACAGATCTATCGTATATTGAAATATGCTTGTTGTTTAGTTCTAATGGCTGGTATAAATATAACTCTGCGATATTAACTAATCTTCCGGTGCGACCATAGACATCTACAATATATTCATTATTGTCTTCTGTCAACTGGTTCAGAGCAGCATTGATTTGTAACAAAGGATACTTTTTAACGGCATTAATTAATAATATTAATTGTTCTTTGCTATAAAAGAACTTATCTTTAAATAAATCTCTGATCCGTTGAATAATTTTATCATTGTTCATCATAATGTAGGTTTCGTTATATGTATCATAATTAAGTTTGGATGGATCTATTTGGTGTACTGGTTTACATGTATAACTACATTTGCTCATATAATCACATGTAGAGGTATATGGACGATCACCTATCGCATAATCTATTGTTTTTCCAGAAGAAAGCGTTTGTTTCACGGTAGTATTCATTTCATCTACATTAAATCCTGTTTGATCTGCATTTAAAATACAATCTACAGATATTTCTTTTAAAACCCGACTCACCTCACCGATTTGAAGTGCTTTCAACTCTGCTAACCGATATACATAGAGGTCTGCTGCTTCTTCTCTAGGTCGGGTTAATTGTGTCCCATACAAAAATATTTGAACGTTTCTTTTTATAAAGGGCAAATCTTTATGACTACATGTTCTTACCGCTCTGCCAATAATTTGTTCTATCCTGTTCATATTGTACCATGGTTCAAGTACATGCACCTGCCGTATAAATTTAAAATCTAATCCTTCTGAACCAGCTTGCGATATCAAAATAACTTTTACTTTTTTCCCATCTTTGTTTTCTGTGTCAGTGGATAGTTTTAATTCATGTACATTGTTTGGAGAAATAGCTTTGTCTCCTGTAATCATAACATAGGATGCTCTTGAAAATTCTTCTCCTGCCACAGAAGGCTTGAAAGTAATAGCATCCACATCTTCTGTAGGTGGTGATTTAAATAACGATGGACGACTACCACTTGCTCTTCGTATTCCCATTTCTTCTAACGCAAGAGCTATTGGTATTAATCCTCCATCAATATATTGAGAATATATTAATATAACTCCTTCTGAACTTTGGATGGCATCACATATACTTTTAATTTTACCACTATATTTCCCTATCTCGTCGGACGAAAACATATTACCATATTTTGTAGATTTATATTCAAAATCACCTCTAAACAATGGTGTGGTGGTCTCTCTGAATTTCATTATGCGAGATAGTCCACTTTTCCCCACCAATTCTTTGGAACTAACGGTTCCTGATTCTATTCTAGAATCAGGATAAATAATATTTAAGGCTTCTAACGGACGTTGCAAAACGGTATATCCAAAGCCTTCCATGTTTTCAAATGACGGAAAATTGTCTGTAACCTCCTTTTTAAGATTTTCTATGATTATATCATATCCTTTTTGTTGCGTTTCTCCTATTGTACTTACATACAATTCCAACATTTCAATGGGTTTGATAATAGCAGTTCCGTTCATTTGAACTGTAGGCACTTGTCTGCTGGTGATTGTTTGTGTCGGAGCAAAATCGGATGGCCATATTCTAAATGGGAATGTATATGGATTTTCGCCTCTAACAAATGATACATATCCTGTTGCCTTTCTCATCAACAATTCTTTACCAACTTCTTCTCCGTCAGCATCTACTTTAAACGATCCATCCGATTCAAAAACGTCTTTGAAATTAAAAGAGGGACGGTTGTCGTTTGCATGTAATATGTTCAATAACCACACAATTTCTTTATAACTGTTGTACATTGGCGTGGCAGATAATAGAAGAAGACGCATATGTGGTACATTTTTAACTAATTTCATAAGTTCTACAGCAACACGTTTATCTTTGTTGTCGTCAGTCATGCGAATATTATGAACCTCATCTATGATTATCAAACGATTTTTAAAGATTTTATTGGATTTTTGTTTTATTAGTTTTTCTTGTTGACTACTAGATAGATCGCTAGAGACGCTTGTTTTTTTATTAATATAATTCGCAAATTCTATATATCCCATAAATACATATGCTGTATTGATTATACGTTTGACTTGGTTGATAACCGTTTCTCTAGACATACCTTTCATATTCATAGGATTGATTTCATTTATAAAATTATTGCCGGTACATGCTTTTAAATTCCATAATCCATCTGTTAATTGTAATTTACGTTCATCAAATAATTGTAAATAAAAATTTTCTTGAACATTGGGGGAAGCTACAATAATAATTCTTTGTGTTATACCCATTTGTTTCAAGTACATTCTCATTTCTTCTGAAACACTAATAGCAGTACAGGTTTTTCCACTGCCTAAACCATGATATAATAACAATCCGTTATATGGTGTCTGAAAAGATAAAAAATTTCTAACAAACATTTGATGTGGCGCCAATTCAAATTCAGCGTTACACAGTCTATCTGATACCTCTTGAATATCTTCACTTGCAGAAGGTTTTTCATAACGTGTGTCATAAAATTCTTTCCGTTGTGTTATTTTTTCGGTAAAGTTAGGATCGTCGTAGACTGGATATAAATAAGAATATGTATCATCTATGATTGGACTAGTGGGTCTCTTTAAAACTAATTTACGTTTTTTTGTTATGTTTTTTTTACGACATTTATTTGTGTTTGTATCCTTTACATAACCTCTTGGACATCGTTTTTTCCCTTCGGGTAATGGTATTTCATATGTCTCTTCTTGAGTATTTTGTTTTATATCAGAATTATTGGTTGTCATATATACACTATGGACATATTCTATAATCTCTTAACATATTATTAACTCTTGTTAATATATCTAATTTCTCTAAATTATAATCTCTTATTTTGCTCATAGCCTCTTCATAGGTAAACCACTTCATATCGCTTACCTCGGTAGATTGAAAAGTTGGCTCTTCTTCTGGATCTAAAGACATTTTTGCTATATAATAACAATGTTTATATGATTTTAAATTTGATCCCGTAAACACTTCTTCAAATGGCAATATATTTTGAATGATATGGATATCAGTGGTTTTATAACCAGTTTCTTCGGTAAACTCTCTAATTGCACATGGTATATCTTTTTCTTGATAATTTCTTCTCCCTTTTGGAAATCCCCATTCAGGTTCGTTCCAGTTAGTGTTAGATTGTTTGACAATACTTTTTAATGTAAATATGTAATCCATATCAGTAACACCAGCATTTAATTTTATAAATTTTTCTCTTGATATTTTTTCTCCCCCCCTATATTGAATTCCTACGTGTTCTCCCCATAATTGTCTCCACAAAGTATCAAAGTCTAGTGTAGTTATTCGTTTTTTCTCTTCGGTTGTCATAACATTTACTAGATTTTGAATATATACCTTGTCTTGTAAATTGTATTTACCTCGCATAAAATCTATAAAGCCAAATGTATCTTTTCTACGAATCAAAAGGTATTTATTATTCTTTGTAAGCGGATCCGTTTTATATACAATTATTCCTATGCTCGTTATCGGTTTTTTACATTGATTATACATATGTCCGTTTTCACCACAATTATTACAAAAATTAAAACTTCTCAACATTGTCATACATTCTTTTAGTGTATTTATATCTTTTATAACTTATTCAAAAAAAATGAAATACAGTATTATATAAGTATATCAATTGTATAATCATGAGCACAGAATTAAAACTAAGCGATTTAAACGATGATATCATTCGGGATATATATTCCTTTGGATATCCAACCCACAGAGTGTATATGAGAGACATATGTACAAGCATTGGTTCAAATCATCATATCATAGACAATCGTATAAATGCTTATTGGAATGAGAATTATCAAGAAGGAGGATCTATGACATTATTTATAAAAAAACATTTTACTAAAAGGGACATATTGTACATATTCCATTACTATAAAAAATGTCGGTGTTGTACACGACACTCGTATTACAAACCAGATATTAGACACCAACAATTCAATCCAAAACCAGAACAAACCCCATATTACATCCATGACGACACATGTTCGTGTACATGTAGACATATGTCTAGGCACTTGTTTAATGCCTATTTTAACTAGAATTTACATTTCATACATTATTATAATATTGAAGTGGAATGAAAGATTTTATCTTCCCAATAATACTATTTTTATTTTCTTTTCTTATCATCAGTGGGTATAAATATGTATTCACCGGCAGTTGAAAATAATAAGACATTTTTCTTGTTATATATTGTTTAATACTTGGTTTGCACATATCCTTTTTATACGCTCTGGTATGTTTTAAATGTGTTAGTAAGTGTAAATCCTCTTTATGAAATAGTTTGTATTGTATCACCTTTCTTTTTTTACATTGGTTGATCATTCCTGCATGTAACAATTCGCAATCAAATAAAAATACTTTCCCCGATTTTCCATATATATTTACAATATTAGATTGTACAAACGGATATGATTGGTTAGACCCAGGGCATACAGATAACAATTCACCGTCGTAGAGATATAATATAGCAGTGTATACTGGATATTGTGTTTAATATATTTCTTTTGAAGAAGTGACATCTCTGTGAAATGTAGACAAGGCGGTGTTGTTCTCAATCGTGTAAACGTAATCAATAAAAGTATACCCAGTAGGAAGTTTATCTAAAAGATCACGTTGTAGTGTTAAGCAAGGTATATCTTGTGTTTTCACATATTCGTCATTAAATAAACAACAAAACCCATCTCTATCTAGCTTACGAGTAACTAGACTAGTATCTACGGGTTCATATATTTCTATCCAATATAACATTACATATATCAATAATAACCAAATTGAAATCACTTTATAATTCATAATTATGTGGTTATATAATCCAATTATTATATATTTTATTTCTAATGACACTAGATCCTAAAATCTGGGGTCCACATTACTGGTTTGTATTACATACCATAGCTTTAACTTATCCTGAAACCCCAACCGAAGTTGTCAAAAAAAAATATTATGATTTTTATCAAAATTTACCACTTTTTTTACCTATTGAAGAAATAGGGAATAATTTTTGTAAGTTTTTAGATAAATATCCAGTAACACCTTATTTAGATTCACGACAATCTCTTGTCCGGTGGACACATTTTATACACAATAAGATCAATACTGCATTACATTTGCCTACATTGACCTTAGAAGAGGCTCTATCAGAATACTATGATCATTATAAACCAAAAGAAGTAAAAGATAATCAAGAGAGACTAAGAAGAGAAAAAATAGCATTTTGTATAATCATACTTCTAATCATATGTTTGACAATATACTTATACAAGAAATAAATGTGGTATTATATATAATGCGCTATAAACGGAAAATACGTAATGCTAAACAACATAATAAACGCATAGGAATAGATAAATTACTACCCGTATATTGATTTTAGGTATTATAGCATTGGTAATATATTTATACAAAAATTATATATATGACCTTATATATATGAAAAGAACAATATGTAGAAGAAAGTTGCGTTCACATAGGAGAACCAAAAACAAAGAAGATGCAGGACAAGTGATTGCGGCTGGAGGATTTGGGTGTGTGTTTAGACCACCTATAAAGTGTCAAGACCCAATCCTTGATGCTAAATTGCAGAGTAGACCATACATTACAAAGCTCTTGACTAAAAAAAACGCCAAAGAGGAAATGAAAGAAAACGTAAAAATATTGCCTATAGTAAAAAAAATTCCTAATTACAGAGATTATTTTTTATTAGACGACATATTTGAATGTGCTAACTTTGGGCCCTTGTCTACAGAAGACAAAAATGGATTCAATACAAAATGTGATTTGATGAATGATAAATTAGGAATCACTGCTAGCAATGTCAATAACCCAAGTTCTCTTTCTAAAATGAGTGCCATTAATATTCCTGATGGAGGAGTAAGCATAAGTAGCGAAATGAAACATATTGCTACTTTAATTGACAATACAACCTCTTCAAGTGCTATAAATTATGCTATAAAAACGTTCGGTTTACTAAACTGGGGATTGATTGATACGTTAGAAAATGCAATAGTTCCTATGAACGCACGTGGATTACTACATTTAGATCTGAAAGGTGATAATATGTTGGTAAATACAGGATGGGATTCTCCAGAAAATAAAAATAAAATGCCTAACATAACCGTTATTGATTGGGGGTTAGCAGGAGTAATAGATTCAACACTGACTGTCATACCTGAAGTGAAAAATCGCCCATTGATGTTTAATTCTCCGTTTTCAAATATTCTGTTTACGTTAATAACTAATACACAAATAACGAAATATATTACAGAAACTTATCCACAAGAAAACAAAAAAAATGTACCTAAATCAATTTTAAAAACGATTGCTTCTATGTTATTGGAACATTCTGCTGGACGCATCGGTGAAGGTCATACGGGTTTTATATCTATGGCATTAGGAAGAATAGGAACACTTTCTGGTGCAAATTATGATAGCAATAATAGATCTTTTCGGAGAAAATGGTCTGTAGACGACGATTGTTTTAATAATGGAACGACAGGATACAACTATCTTATTGATTATATTGCCAAAGTGCTTGATCGTTATTTAGAAGTTGCTCCAAACGGTATATCGCAAAGTAGACGTTTTGATATGGATAAATATTTTAATGAAGTATATAAATATAATGTAGATATATGGGGATTTTTAATGTCTTATTTGGATTTTTGTGTTTCTTTTAATGATGTTGGGAAATTTCGTTCTTTACCATTAAATGTCCATATATCCGATATTTTATTTAAATATTGTTTCAGCGATACTTATGCTGCCGATAGAATACCGTTGGATGAATTGATAAAAGATCTGACACATTTATCCATCGTATGTGGCGTACCTAAACCTACCTTAAAGCATAGAACTCCTACGCCAAGTACAAGGTCTTCTGTGAAGAGCGGACAATCTTCTATGAGTAAACGTTCCACCCCAAGTACAAGGTCTTCTGTGAAGAGCGGACAATCTTCTATGAGAGAAATGTCTTTGCCTGCTGGTAGAAAACGGTGTCCACGAGGGTACCGTATTATTTCAAAAACAAAACGGTGTCGTAAGATAAAATGATCAATGACAATAAAATTAGGATACATAAGCAAAACTTTCTTGTTATAGTATAACATAACATGAAAGCTGAATTGGTGGTGTTAATCATAACCGGATTCTTTGTAGCCAATACTTATTACGATGGAAAATACATTACCATACTTAAATCATGGACAAAATATTACCAAATGGCTGGCATTGCTTTTGCTGGATTGTCTGCATACTTATTTTTCAAAAAGCATCCATCCGATACACGCACCTTACTCTCTTCTGCAAGCGGAGTGATAAAATATTTACCTATAGATAAACAAACTACAGACGTCCTAACTCCATTTCTACAAATGTCGTCTCCCACGAGTAATCACGACCAATCCCATTATGTTACGAAAATTTCACAATCAGGTGGAAGTACCAACAAAAGATGTGTTAGTGAAACTAAAAAAAAATATGTTGCATCACAACAAGGGTGGTGCTGTGGGAAATGTAAGAAAACGTTGCCTGCATGGTTTGAAGTAGATCATACGGTTCGGTTAGAACACGGAGGATCCAATAACATTGATAACCTAGTAGCTCTTTGTAGGGATTGTCATGGTGAGAAAACATCTCTAGAAAATTTATAATATATATTTCTTATGATAATATAATATATGTTATCTAAAGTAAAAGAATATTATCACGACGGTATGGCAGTAATCATAACAAATCCAAAATATTATATTTTGGCATCCATTATTGAAATGATAATATTAATAGTAATCGTATATAAATGGTCTCCCTTAGGGATTTCTGAGAAAAATCCAGCATTGGCAAATATATTTGTTGTTATGTTTGGTTTTTTTCAAGTATTGACCTATGTATTTGTACAAAATAAAAAAATGTTGTCAGATACAGGTATTACAGTATCAGTAGAGCTATGGGATGTATTTATAAAAGTTGTATTTACATTGTTGACAGTATGTCTAAGTGTAGCAGGTATTTACCTATTTATATGGTTATTAACCTCTATTCCCAGCATAGGAGACATATTTTCTATTATAATTAATGGATTTATACTATTTGGAGCCATTGCATTGTTATACGCAATACTCGCTCCGATTGTAAATAATGCGAAAATTAATCCAACTCAACAAAAAACCTTTCTGTCGCTAATTTCGGCTTTTATCATGTATATTCCTTGTGCTATGATTGATCTTGTGGAGTGGTTTAAATACCAATATAATATTACTACAAATACAGTATTATTACTCCTTGCAGCGGAAGTTCTTTTAATTACGCTGGCGTTGTTATCGCCCAAAATAATGACGTTTATGATTAATCAAAATGGTACTCTTTTGTTGAGATATCCAGTCTATTTAGATAAACAAACACAATTAGGAAGTTATGAAGTGTTACATAAAAATGAATCACATAAAGCATATAAGTATGCTTTGTCAGCGTGGTTTTGGATCAACCCGCAACCACCGAATACTAGAGCGTCTTATAATACTTGGACAAACATATTTGAGTTTGCAAGAAAACCAGCGGTGGAGTTTTATGGAGGAGCATTCCCCACACCCAAACTACGTGTAAATTGTAATTTGAAAGGAGACGAAGAAATTACGATATATGAAACAGACGAAGTCCACTATCAAACATGGAACAATATTGTTATCAATTATGATGGTGCAACAATGGATGTATTTTTAAATGGAATTCTAGTAGGGTCAAAGCCTAACGTTGCTCCATACATTACTATGGAAAACATAAATGTAGGCGCAGAACGTGGTATTGAAGGAGGAATATGTAATGTCGTTTTTTACAAGGATATTCTTCAAGAAAAACACATACAATTGGCATATAAAACATTGAAGGGATTACCTCAACCAATTCTTTAGATAATTTCTATTTGTATTATATAATAATGACTATTGTAAAAACTGTATTGTATATTCTAGTGTTTTTAGTGTTGTTATATATTATTATTAACGTGTTTTTTAAAAAATCTAATACTTTAACCAGAATACATAATGGAGACGAAACCCAAACCGTTCTTGCAAACAGTCTTCCATACAACAACAACACAAGCAATTATACATATTCTACGTGGTTTTATGTGGAAGATTGGAACTATAGATTTGGAGAAGAAAAGACACTTCTTCAAAGAGTAGATCAAGATGGAAACCCTAGTCCTGGTATTGTATTAGGAGCAGTTGAAAACAATATTACTGTTTCCGTATCTTGTTATCCACAGAATCAAACCGATGACGGTACCATTTCAAGTACTTCTATTGTACATAAATGCACTATTCCTAATTTCCCATTACAAACATGGGTAAATCTTATCATTAGTTTATATGGACGCACTCTAGATATGTACATAGATGGAAAACTGGTTCGCACCTGTGTATTGCCTGGTGTAGCGAAGGTTAACCCTGAGGCCAATATATCCGTTACCCCTGGTGGAGGATTTAGCGGGTGGACGTCTAAATATGAATATTGGGATAACGCTACAAATCCACAGCAAGCCTACAATATTTATAAATCTGGGTATGGTGGAAGTGCTCTAGGAGGATTATTTAACAAATATAAACTAAAAGTAAGTTTTTTAGAAGATAATCAAGAGCAAGCAAGTTTTAAAATATAATTAACTTAACTACATACAATTTATCTTACAATAGTATATAGTTATGAATTTTAATGCGAGTAACACAAACGCATTTAGTAGGTTTTCTTCCAATAAATATTTGTCTGGAACAAATGAGTTCTTAGAATCCAATAGCATCGTTGCTAAATTTGCTTTCCTATTATTAATATTAATTTTATTTGTTATGGCATTACGGTTAGGAACTTCCATCATGTCTTATATGTTCACACCTAGTGAAAATCCAACATTGATGAACGGGATGGTGGATGCCAAACAGTTTATACGAATCCCTCAAGATCCTTCTTTAAAAGGAGCTATTCCTATTCTCAGATCACAAAATGAAAACGAAGGTATGGTGTTTACATGGTCTGTGTGGATTAACATATCAGATTTACAATACAGAGAAAACGAATATAAACATATTTTTCACAAAGGCAACGATAATATAAACGTTACAGAGACACCTATAGGCATGAATCAACCCAATAACGCACCTGGGTTATATATCGCTCCTTCTACAAATGATTTAGTAGTAGTGATGAACACCTTTGAAAAGATTAATGAAGAAGTAGTTATTAAAGATATACCATTACACAAATGGCTTAATGTAATCATACGAGTAGATGAACAACATAAGTTAGACGTCTATATCAATGGACGATTAGTGCGCAGACATCTTCTCACAAGTCTTCCAAGACAAAACTATGGAGATGTCTATGTATCTATGAATGGTGGCTTTTCTGGATATACTTCCTGTTTGAGATACTTTAATTCTGCGATTGGCACCAATCAAATTCAATCTATTATTGATAAAGGACCATGTCTCAACGTACTTAGTGGCAACAATTCTTTAGATGCGAAACCTAGATACCTCTCATCCAGATGGTTTTTTGCAGGGAATACTGATACATACAATCCTTAATGTTTCCTCATTACAATTTATTATAGTATTATATAATGAATTGTAAACAATGTTGGACTCGGGGTGGTCCTGAACCACCAAATACATGGAGTAGGGCTACCATTCCATGTATGGATACTAGCAGATATACTAGAGATGAGTTGGACATGAGACGTAAAGCAGAAGTATTACAATATAAACAGAATTCATTACAGTGGACAAAAAAACAAAAAATATCGTATCTTTCCAAAAACCCTATCGGACAACCAAAACAAAATATGGTTACACCTATTCAACAACTGTTATTCAATTACGGAGCATATACACCCGATAAACCTTCCAATCAATGTGTGAAGTATAACGGCATATATATGATAAATGTGTTTGATCAAGGGGAAATATTTACTCCTCCGAGCGCAAGCAACGTTCCATTTAGTAATAATAACGAGCAACTATATTACGATACTAGAGTTCCTTTGACCAATTGGAAACGTCAACCATTATTTGCAAATAACAACACAATGAATGTACCTGTTAATATACTTAAATGTTCGTGAAATATTAAGAAAGATAATATAATATAATCTTATATTATATGTCCAGATATAGACCAAGTGTATACAATGATGTATTCTTCAATAATATAACGTCTACTGGAAATATTAAAGCAAAAGGAAGCGTTACAAGTGCAAGTGTTGTAACAGATAAACTTACTGTTCAAGGTAAACCGTTTGATGCCAATGGAACAGGGTCATCAGGACCAACAGGACCACAAGGACCACAAGGGCCACCAGGAGGAGGCGGAGGAGGTGTAACCGGACCGCAAGGAGCAGATGGAGCAGATGGAGCAACCGGACCGCAAGGAGCGCAAGGAGCAACCGGAGCGCAAGGAGCAACCGGAGCGCTAGGAGCAACCGGAGCGCTAGGAGCAACCGGAGCGCTAGGAGCAACCGGAGCGCAAGGAGCAGATGGAGCAACCGGAGCAACCGGAGCGCAAGGAGCAGATGGAGCAACCGGAGCAGATGGAGCAACCGGAGCAGATGGATCTTCACAAGATGATACACAATACGCAATTAAAGCGACAACTTCTCTTGTTGCACGAACCATTTCTGGTACAGGTACATCGCCAGTGTACAATTGGAAAAAGGTAATAAGTGGAAATAGCAACTTCATTGCGATACGTGACGATGCATCAGATAATAGAACAGACAATCTTACATCTATAATTGATAGTACCGCAAATACAGTTATTCAATCTAGCGATGGAGTTTCATGGTCTTATCTAAATCCATCTCCACTTGCACAGTTAAATGATGTTATTTGGGATGGAACACAATATCTTATAGCCAGTAATACATCAAATCTTGGGATATCGGGTTCCAGTGATATATCAAAAATACAATTATATAGTTACAACCCTGATACTAGTACATGGACGAACATTGCCTGTATACATAATTTATCAGGCACACTCACAGCATTGGCTTCCATAAATTCAATCGTATATACCGGGGAATATTACATAGCGATTACTAGTACTGGGAATACGTATTATGTAACGAAATCAGACTTTAGTACTAGTACAGTTAATAATATAAAAACGGTCACATGGACATTATTTGGTGCTTATCTTTCAGATTCAATTCCTAGTACTGTTACAAACAAATTTCAGCAAACAAATTCCCAATCGGATTATGCCTCTAGACTGTATTGGTTTGGCGCAACGAACACTGTACATGCATTAATTGATTATACAGGTCCTACTACACCATATACTGGACATTATTATATAACATTAGACTCCCAAAGCGATATTGCAGGTACTTCGGCATGGTCGGGGAACACTATTCTAGGTGATGAACCCGATTTATGGAACGATATAGTTTATTCTGATGAACTACAACTTTTTGTAGCAGCAGGGTACAACTCAAATAATCTAGCTGTTCTAGCAACGTCTACGGATGGAATTGATTGGAATAAGCAAACTATTAATGGATCTATGCAGAAATTGAATAGTGTTGCATGGAGTAATCTAGGATGTTTTTTAGCTGTATCTGGTGGCGATGCGGTGTATACCTTGTATTCCGTGGATGGAATTAACTGGGTACCTTTTTCGTATGCTGGGTCACCCCATTTTAGGTCGTGTATTTGGTCAAATGACCAAGGAAAATTTGTAGCGATAGGAAATACTAATACGATATATACTACATCATTAACTGCGAGAAAACCGACAAGTGATAATGTTTTTAAAAGTAAATATAACAACATAGATGATAATGGTAACTGGTATTATGGAGGCAATGTTACTATAGACGGGACGTTAACTGTTTTGGAAACAAATACTACAACAACTTCAACATCGTTTTTTCAGGAGTTTGATGCAGACAACATAACAGTGAATCAGAATGCAACAATTGGTTCACTCAACGTTGGTCCAACTGGAATGTCAGTAGACAATACAGGGAACACTATTATTAATGGAACGTTGGACTTGAATAAAGATTTAACATTTACGAAGGCATTAAAAGGGAATGCCTTTAGTGTAGGAGCTACAGGGGATATAAGCACTACAGGGACGCTTAATGTATCTGGTGTGAGTACCTTTGACACTATAGACGTTGTCACAGGAGACATAACCACTTTAACCAACGACAAAATAACGTCTACCGATAGAATCATTATCAACAATACCAGTCCAACTTTGTATTTAAAAGATACAAACGGTAGATCGGGAATGATACATATGAACGATGACAGAATGTATTTTCTTAGTGGCGTGACGAATAGCGAATCTTGGAGTAAAGTCAATGGAGAGTGGCCACTTGTATTACATACAGATACAAACTTAGCCCAATTCGGCGGGAATATTGACAGTCCAAACTGGAAGGTTCTAAAACCCGCTTTTAATTTAACTAATAGGTTTCCTAATAGTAGTGGAGCAACACAAGTAACGGTTGCGACGAATGTAGTGATTACAGGTAATTTTATTCTTGATTTTTATAATTCGGGTTTTATGAGAAATTCTACAGGTGTTGGTATATTTCAATTATATGCTGTTCCAAATGCGGGAGGTTCAAATATAAAGATTGGAAGCGATCGTCAATACTTCAACTCGTTAAGTTTCCATCTCTCATTTAGTCAGTCTAATTATGTGACAAATGTTCCTGCTGGGACTTATTCTTTATTATTAACTCGTAATACCACGACACTAAAACACGATGTTAATGACTTCTTGACCGTAATAATGGAAATGGTTCCATTTTAATTTCTAATGTATATATAATGGATTACTTTATCACACTCACGATGAAATATCCAAATAAACAATTTTTTATAAAAGATACGTATGATACTTTAGAATGGTTGGAAAAAGATATACCGAAACCAAGCGACGAAGAACTCAAAGAATATTGGGAAGTAATAAAAGAAGATTATTTTAAAGAAAATATGCGTGAAGAGCGTAACCGACTATTACAAGACAGTGATTTTAGGGTTGTTTCAGACTACCCGCAACGAGACAAATGGATACTATACCGCCAAGAACTCCGTGACTTCCCGAGTGTGTGGACGCCCGAGATGCCGTTTCCCGAAAAACCCGAATAAAATAATATGTACCGATACTATGTATATATTATTAATCTTTAATGATCAAGAATGTAAGCAATTAAACTGTATATGGTTGTATGATAGTGTTAGTTCCGTAATGACTGACACCAAAGGGCTTATTAAATATAGCGACATAAATCGTAAAACCCGTATATACAAAACAGCGAAATCGTTCTTTAGGATACTTAAAATATCAAGTGCAGACACCAAATTATACTTCAAATAAATAAAAAATAATGTCGTATAGTATATGCCGTCAAAATACTTGTTTTTAGAAAATGCTCAACGCAATTTAAGTGTGTGGGAAAACCTACCGACCTTGTCGCAATCTTCTCGTGAATGCTATATAAGCGTGTCTTCCGTTAAATTAGTCTTTGATGATGTTCCGCTCTTTTATGCTGTGAGACTTAAAATCGATTTACCAGTAATGAACTACGTTTCGTCTTCCAATAGTATCCCAGTGATCGCTATGTTGTCACAAGGCACAAATAACATTACTTCGTCGGGAACAACAGAAAATAAAGTATTTGAACTTATCCACGCCGACCAAATACAGTTATTTAGCAATGATAATCTTAAACGAGCAAAATTTGTATTGGAAGACCAAGAAGATGGTACGGAGATTGTATTAGATGTGGACGATAGATTAGATATTATGTTAAAAATCGATTATGTAGACCAACAATCAGTAACCAATCAATATATTAGCGAAGTTCCCAAGCATCTATAAGAAAAGATACACTGATTTACCCCTTTACACCGAAAGATATATATATTACCTACCATCTCATAGTGTCCGTATTTCGCCAAAAGTTTTTAAACCTTGCCAGATGGTTAATAGAATGACTATTCATTATATTAACTATAGAAAATAAACGTAGGCTATCCATTTATTCTTTTAGGATATTTTTAGGATATATATACAAAAAGGATATAAACGGATATTTTATATTATGTATATATATAATGCCTGAATACAATTGTGAATGTTGTATGTTTAAAACTCATATTAAAACTAAATTTTCCCTCCACATGGAGACAAGTAAGCATTTAAAAAACATGGAATCCTTTGTTAAGATAGAACCGGACAACTTAAAAGAACGAGTCGCAACATTAGAAGAAAGCAATCAATCATTAAAAGAAACCATTCAGTTGTTAATGAAACGCATAGATGCTTTGGAAAACGCTCCACCAGTTTACTAGCATATATTATTCGTTTTCGTTAATCCAAACCCAACCGGTTATAATATACTTGTCATTACTTATAGGCATCGCACCGCTATGTTTATATGTCCATGTAGCAGGAAATAATAATAATGAACCTGTTTTTGGTTTTATTTTAAAATTATGAAATAACGTTTCTCCACCCTCTTCCACATCATTCAAATACCATAAATAGGTAATAATTCTATGGGATAATTTATCATTTCTTTTTTTCAAAAGCTGAATCTTCATGCCATTTATAAAATCCCTCTTTTGCTATATATTTTTGAAGTTGATATCCAGTGTCATCTATATTGTTACTCATCATAATCTCAATATTATTTTCCATTGAATATTTTTTTAAATAATGATTTAAATTTTTGTATAACGATTCATCATACATATTCAAAGGTTCTCTATTAAAATACATTTCTCTTGTAACCTTTGAATTTTTATTTAAACCGCCGCCGGTAACACCATCTATATGGTCTTCCTGATTTTCTTCAAATATTTTTATAATACTATCGCATAATTCATTTGATAAAGCATTTTCATATATTTTTATATAAGGGTCATTATTTATACCACAAAGCATATGTAAACATAAATATAAATATATATTTATATGCCTATTTATAAATATATATTAAATACAGACCAAGTAGTAGCATCGGTAACTGATAAAATAATATGGTTTTGTATATATTTTAACTTGATAAACGTCTAAACGAAGAAAAAACAAAAACATCCATGCTTCAAACACAATACGATAAATTACTATTACGGGTTCAAGCGTTGGAAAAAAAGGTGATTGTTTACACTACCATTGAAATATTATACAGATCCACATGATAATGATGATATGTCAATTTAGTTATTTTAAAACATATATTCATTATATAATATATATATATAATGAGTAATGGTATTTTCGTACCTACTGTGTTATCTGTAAAAAGTGTTTCTGGGTTGGAGTCTGCACTATCTGATAAAGTGGATAAAACTTCTTATCAAACCGATGTTGCCACGAACGCATCCACCATATCTGGTTTAGCCGTTAGGGTTTATACAAACGAACAAGACATATCTGGTTTAGAAGCACGATCCTATGCTTACACCGACGCAAGTAATGTGTTTACAAAGTTGCAAACGTTTAATGATAATGTTAATATTTTAGGAAATTTAGATGTATCTGGAACTGTTAGTTTTCGTGAGGTGATTACTACTGTTACCGATGAAGTGATTCTTTCAACACAAACACAAATAACAAACGAAGGAACAGGTACAGCTTTAACCGTAACACAGCAAGGCAATGGTGATGCTAATAGCGTAGCGGTGTTTAATGCTGGAACGGAAGGGGACTCCATGTTGATTAACAGTATAGGAGATATTATAATGTATAAAAACTTAGATGTATCTGGAACCTTGACACTAGGCGATATTGATATTAATAATTTTGTATCTAACACCAATACTTCTTTACAAAATCTAGGTGCTAACAAGCAAAATAATATCGGAACGGATGATTTAGCCATCACCGATACCAGTGGGTTAGAAGTGGCTTTACAAAATCTAGGTGCTAGCAAGCAAAATAATATCGGAACGGATGATTTAGCCATCACCGATACCAGTGGGTTAGAAGTGGCTTTACAAAATCTAGGTGCTAACAAGCAAAATAATATCGGAACGGATGATTTATCCATCACCGATACCAGTGGGTTAGAAGTGGCTTTACAAAATCTAGGTGATCAAAATAAAAATCCATGTTTAAAAGTGTCAAATAACACAGATACTCTAACGTTTACTTCTTTAGTGCCCGGAAACAATTACGTTACTTTCCCTACAGTAGAATTTAGTCAAGATATATCGTTCAACCAACAAGAATTAGTAACCTTCACACAAGCAGGAATATATCAAGTAACTTGTTTTTTAATAGCATCTCAAACAGACAATACAATGATATCTATTTTACACCAAGATAATAATATATTTACAACCGGCTCCACATATGTTGTACACAACCAGAACTCCTCTGAAACGATATATGGAATAATAAATGCTTCATTGCTAATCAATGCAAGCATTGATGATACATTAAAGATTATATTAACCGAAGGAACATTACTAGATCTTTCAGGGAATACGAGTGGATTTACAAATTATCTTCAAATACATAGAGTTAGCATACTATAAAATAAATTAATTTATTTTTATATATATATAATGAGCAATGGTATTTTCGTACCTACTGTGTTATCTGTAAACAGTGTTTCTGGGTTGGAGTCTGTACTAAACAATTTAAATGGACGTGTATATGACGTTGAACAAAAAAAATAGCTTCCACTGAGACAAGTAATGTGTTTGTAAAGTCGCAAACGTTTAATGATAATGTAATAATTACAAATAAAATATTTCAACAAAAAGGACAATTCATTATGGATGATAAAATGTTTGTTACTGTTTTAAATTCTGTAGGAAACATTGTAGCAACTGCAAACTATGGCGATAATGGAATAGGCATTGTAAAGATATTTAAATACAATGAGAATGAGAATAATTGGAACCAGCTAGGACAAACAATTTATGGTGAAGAGGTTAAAGAAAAACATGGAATATCCATTTCTATTAATGCTTCTGGAGATATTATAGCAGTAGCGAGTTTATTTTTTAACATACCAAGTGAAAATGGATCATCCGTAACTGTATATAAGTATAATGACAGTGAAGACGTATGGATACCATATGGAGAACCAATAGAGGGTGAAAAAATAGATGCAAATATTTTATCATCATCTGTTATAACTGTTCATGTTGAACTCAATGGTGAGGGGGAATACATTTGCAATTGCGGAAATATCATATGTAGCAGATACTGAATCATACAATTACAAAGCCCACATATATAAATTTATTAATAGTAAATGGATAAAAATAAAAGAGATTGAAAAGACCAAAGAATCTCTTACATTTATGATGCAAGCTTTCGGACTGTCACGTAATGTACGCTTAAATAATGATGGCAATATATTATGTGTTAGTGGTATCAGTGATGAAGGAACTACAATATACCAATATGTGGACACCGAATTAAATCTAAACGTTTTTACGTCTACAACAAATAATACTCTTAACGATATAGAAGATAACGTGACAGCAAACACATTGGCAATTAGAGATTTACAAAAACAAATACAACAACTATTAGAGTAATGATAACAAAGCATGATTACATTCGTATAATAATCTTCATATGGTTAAAATGTTATATACGTGTTTTGAAATATTATACGATTCAACACACAAATATAAACAATACTATAAAATTATAATTAATATTAAATAAAATTGACATAATATTAATTATATATAAGAATAGACATGTTAACGACTACGTTTGATATGGACGTAGAATCACTCAATATACAATGTATCATTTGTTATGAAGAATGTTCAAATTCACAATCTTTTCAAAAAGGATCTGACATATTTTACAGCCCATGTAGTTGTGATTATATGGTACATTCAGACTGTATTCAAGAATGGATTGATAAACAACCCCAAAACGAAACAATGTGTATATGTTGTAATACACCCGCTAATTTAAAACCAACAACTGAGGAACCGATTGATCATAATAACAAGTCGTTAATTTGTTGTAATATATTATTATTAACATTAATGACTATGTTGACTATATCGTTTATATATCTAAACTAATACTGGTTTTCTCACTTTTTTTTCGTTTAGTAGATCGTGTAGGTATTTTTGCCGACTGCATCTCCTTCAGTTCTTGAATACTGACAGTGCTATCATCCTTGACAGGTATAACTGGAGTTGTAGGAGGTGGGGGTGTTTTAGGTTTAGTTTTAAGTCCAGATAATATATTGTCTATATCACTGGGTCCTTTCATTTCCGTTCTAGGCATAGATTTCATAGGAGGACTGTGAATGGATTCATAGGTATTATATATATTTACGCCATCACCATCACCACGAGAAGCAGACATGTCTGGTCTATTTACAGGTACTTGAGATCGCATACTTTTATCCGCACGAGTTTTCATTGCTTCAGGTGGTGGACCCTGTGATATATTTGGATCAGGGACGTCTCTAGCCGAAGATCCCATGAAATTGTTCATAAACCCGCCAAATCCAGGATGTTGTTCACCCATTGAATTCACCGCTGCCTGCGTAAATTGTTGCATCAGTTCAGGATTTTGTCGCATAATATCATCCATTCCAGGCATGGAAGATTTAAACATTGTATTTGTCATGTGAACCATTATACCAGATCCAGCCAGTTGAAACAATAATTTTAACTCTGGTGCCATCTTAGCTTTAGATTTATATTTTTCGTGTAACTCACTAAAAATTTCATCATAGTCATCTATGTTTTCATTTAATTGTTCGCTCCATCCATCTAGTTTTACGTCAAATGGGTCAAATTTATTATTAAGAAATTCAATTCCTGTAATAGCTGCCATAAACATCTTACCTTGAAATTTAACACTGTTGTGTTTTTCTTTTTCAGAAATAACCACTTCATACTCTCCTTGCATTTCGTGTAAATTAGATTCCATAGAATACTTTTTATTGAGTTTTACTCCTTTGGCTTCTAAGGATTCAAGTTTCTTAAGTATTGTGAATTTTTGCTTTAATAATTCCTCGTTAGATAGTTTAGGTGTTTCTGGTATAGGAATCTCTGGGTAAATAGGTATATTATTAAATTTTTTAAAACTATTGTCTTGATTCATACTTTGATGAGCAGTAGCAGTGCCAATATGGATGCTTCCAACAAGAGAACTTGTGTCTTTCGGCTCTTCAATCTTCATTTTATTATCTCCACCAGATTCATTTAGAATAGAATTAAACAATCCTGATTTTGTTTTTCCTTTCAAACTTTCTGGTTGGGAAGTGGAACTTACCAATCCATTTAGTTCTGCTTCCAGATCGTTCAAGTCTGATAGATTAATATCCCCTTCACTATTACTAGTGGTTTTTTTAGTTTCGTTTTTGCGTTTGTCGTTCATTAATAATTCAACACCGCTACCAAAATTTACAGTAGACAGTTTCTTGTTTGTATCAGATAAATTAATGTGTTCGGCAGTATCGTTGTCCGATTTGTTTAAGGTAATGTTGTGGGTGTCTTGAATATCAACCAGTTCAACAAGTTCAGGTTCCATGTTTATAGAGTAAATATATCATTTTAAGTTTATGACTACGCAATTTGTTTAGTATGATATGTTAAAAACCACAACCCTTGTAGGTATGAATCTGCTAGGTCATCTTTTTTTTTATGCGTTTTGAATAGCGTCAACCATTTACCGTTTATTGTATCTTTGGACAACAACTCTTCTGTAACGGCGATACATGATTTTTTTCTTTCTGTATATGTTTTTTGTGGTACTTGGTAATGTTTTAACTTATTAGAACTAGAAATAAAATGAATATCCACTACACCCTTCTCTATAAAGTATTGCGTGAGCATTCCTTGAATACATTTCATTCTTGTCGCAATGGGACTAATTTGGTTTTCAATCAATACAGTCTTAATAATTGAAAAATCCGGTATGTTTTCTGTTAATTTTATACTTAGTGTGCGCCCAATATCAATCAAATTAATATCTTTTGCATGACGTTTTGGGGATAATTTAGTGGCATTTACATTATAAATATGATTTAATAGTTGCTCTTGTGTATTCTCTTTAAGAGAATATAATGTATTTAATTCCTTAATTATTTTTGGAGACACTTTTTTGTGTAGCATTTTATAGTATGTTTCTGGCGCAATAGTATTTGTATGTGGATTATTCTTAATATGACGGTTACAAAAGAAATGTTTTCCAGAGACGGTATATGTAGCGTTATGTCTACATTGTCCTTTATTTCCTACGTATTCGCATATGATAGAAGGTTTATCTTGTGATAAGTCAATGACATCCCATTCATTAATCTCAGAATGCTCATTGATTTTACATATAGATAAATTTTTAATACCAACATCAATGCTAATTAGCATAATATTAATAATATGGTATAATAAGTTTAACTTCATTCTCGCCATATTATTAATTATACCATATTATTAATTATAATTTTTATAACCAGCTTTTAATAATTGTTCTTGGTTCATTACAGGTGTAAATAATCTACATTGTAATTGGTATTTGGAAAGATATTCCGATTTAAGATCACCATTGTTATATCCAAACGGCTGACTGGGATCTATAGAGGATTTGTATAAAAACGGCGATGTAGTGGTATCTTCATATTCTACTCCATACCTTGCGGTAGACTCACAGCAATCGTCGCAAGAAGCAAGTTGATTGTATCTAATAATGGTATCTGCATTGTTTTGCATATATTGTCTATACTGCCAATTTGTTTTAATTCCAGATTGTTCCTTAATTTCTTCGCTTATTTTACTTCCAGGTTGCCAAGAAGTATACGTGCGTCCATCTTGCATGATAGCTGGGAAATCAAAATGTATGTTGTTTGAACCGCTCTTACACATACCCCAACTCATTTACATTATATATAGAATATTATTATACCTTTAATAATGCTTTAATCAATTCTGATTTTTTTAAGTTGTGATTAGTCAAACCCTTTTCTTTTGCTAGCTCTCTTAGTTGCGAAACCTTTAATTTGTTATATTCTATTTCTTTATCTTCAAGTTCTACATGAACATTTACAGGCTCCATTTGTTCCACTTCTACAGGCTCCATTTGTTCCACTTCTACAGGCTCCATTTGTTCCACTTCTACAGGCTCCATTTGTTCCACTTCTACAGGCTCCATTTGTTCCACTTCTACAGGC